AGCTTGACGGCGGCGGGGCGCTGACCCGCTACCACGCGCTCGCTCGCGCCGGGGCGTTCGTGCTTGTCAACCGCACCGAGATCCCGGAGGAGGCGAAGGGATGACGCTGTCGGATTCGAATCCCAGAAAGCGGCCGGAAACGATCCATATGTGTCGCCGCTGCTGGTGGTACATCGTGAATGGCGTCTGCTGGTGCGGGAGTCCGAAGCCGTGAGCCTTCCGGATTCGAATCCCAGTAAGCGGTTCCACATCCGCAACGTCGTCAGCGGCCTACTCGTCCCCGACGACAGACGCCGGGGGCCGCGCACCTTCCACTGGCTCTCCGACGCCTACAACTGGATCGGACAGCAGCATCGTCCGCAGGATTTCGAAGTGGTCGAGGCTTGACGAAGTGACCACCCACTGAAAGGAGAATCGTGCATCCCTTCCCCGCTGAACATGATCAACAACAGGCCCATGCCCTCGACGTGCTGAAAGAGGCGGACTCGTTCATCCTCATCCACTTCCCGGAGAAGCAGTGCGACAACCCGTTCTGCGAGGTGATGCACCAGCACCGCTCTACCCGCGTCATCGCCTCCTGCGCAAACCGGGATCTTCACTACGCGATGGAGGCGCTCGGGGAGGAGATCATGCTCACCGCCTCCATCAATGCGGTGATGGCGCTCAGCCTCCGCCAGCGCAAGCAGGTTGCGGCGATGCTGCTTGACGAGGAGGCGGAGTCGTTCGTTCGCTTCGATGACGATGAAGCGTGAGCCTCGGCCCCGCGCCGACGGCCTCTGCGTCGTCTGCGGGAAGAAGGTGCCGCTGCTTCCCCGCGACGGGGGTGACGCCTTCTGCTCCACCGTCTGCTGTCGCGTCTACTTCGAAACCACCCTGATCGTCAATACGTCCACGCCGAAGCCGACGTGAAGATCAGGCGGGAGCCGGGGGCGAAGCTCAGCGAGGCCGACCTCCAGCGGGGCGTGATCGAGCGGGCGCAGCAGCTTCGCTGGAAGGTGATGCACCCGCTGCCCGGGCAGACCGCTCGCGGCTCGGGCTGGGCCACCGCCACCCAGGGGGACGGGAAGGGCTTCCCCGACCTCACCCTGGTGCGCGAGCGGATCGTGTTCGTGGAGTTGAAGGCGCAGGGCAAGTACCTGAGCGCCGAGCAGAAGATGTGGCGGGACTGGATCCTCGACGCCGGGGGCGAGTGGTACTGCTGGCGGCCAGCCCAGTGGTTCGACGGCAGCATCGACACGATCCTGGGCGCCCTGCCCTCGGTCGTGTTCCCGCCCCGGGACGTGGAGGACGACCCGGAGCGGTACCGGCGCCTGCTCAAGGCGTGCAGCGGCGACGAGGTGCAGGCCACGCGCATCTTCGGGGCGCTCCCGGAACGAGAAACGGCCCCACCGAGGTGAGGCCGTTTCGTTTCTTTCACCCACGAAAGAAATCTGGGAAGAGCCTAGCACGGGATGGATAACCGAAGGAAGGGGTAGGGGGCGCTCGTCACCCCACCCCCTTATCATCGGGTGGTAGTCCCGCTCCCGGAAGGAGAGACATGTCGGACGAAGAGAAGGTCGAGGAGGCCGAGGTCGAGAAGGTCGATGAGTCGGAGTTGGTTCCCGACCCCGGCCCGCCCGCCACCTCGCCCGAGCCGCGCCCGCTCAGCGAGGAGGAATTGGAGGAGCAGCGCAAGGCGAAGGAGGAGGCCGAGGACGCCGCCCGCAAGGAAGCGGAGGGCCAGCCCGAGGATCCCTCCGTCGAGGCGAAGGCGCGGAACCCGGTGATGGTGAACAAGGAGCAGTTCGACGCGGAGTGGCCGACCGTCGCGCATCAGTTCCCCGGGATCGAGCCTGCGTTCGGCAAGGAGCAGGACGGCTACGCCGAACTGACGAACGTGCAGGCCCCGGCGATGGCCTACGCCACGCACTGCGCCGCGCCCGTCGAGATCCTCGGCAAGCCCGAGCGCACCAGCCACGGCTGGGACGACTTCGTGGACAACTCGCTGCCTCCCTCCGACAAGGAGGAGGGCGACATCGAGGCGAAGCCGAAGCAGCGCTCGCAGAAGAAGGTGACCACCAGCAAGTCGTAGACGGATCCGCTGGCTGACCCCAGCCGGGGGGTCGGCCGGTGGCTAGCTGCCGAAGCCCCCGTCGTGGATGCCCATGTGGACGTGATCGGCGCCGCCCCACTTGGCGTAGTTGCCGACCGTGCCGAGCACCTGACCCGGTGCGATCCGCTGGCCGTCCTGCACGTCACGACTGCCGAGATGGGTCATGTAGTACGTCCGGCCGTCGGTGCCCTGCAAGTAGAGCGAAAGCCCGAACGGGCCGTGAACGCCGTCCACCGGGCCAAGCGCCGGATCGTGGCCGGAGAGCTTCACGATCTTGCCGCCGACCGGCGCGACCACGGGCGTCCCCGCCCTCGCCATGTAGTCGTGCGCCGGGTAGCCGGGAAGACCTCCGGTGTCATGGAGTCCCTGGATCTCAAGCAGTCCGTTCTTCGGCACCGGCAAGCCCGCCTTGAACTGGCCCGGCTTCATGTCCTGCCACTGGCTGTTCGTCGGCATCGCCGTCCATCCGCCCTGCCCCGCCTCCGTCCCGGTGAGCGCATCCTCGGCGCTGAAGGCGGGCAGCGCGGGCTTCTCCAGGGTGGTGGCCGAGGGCCGCTTCTGGAAGAACATGTCCATGATCGACCTCTTGCCCAGCGCGATGTCCATCAGGCTGATCGGCTTCGCTGCGGCTGCCTTCACGGGCGGAGGCGGCGGGGTCGTGGGGGCGGCGTAGGCGGAGTTCGTCGTCGCCTTCGTCTCCGACAGCGGCACGTTCTGGCCGAAGCTGCGGGCGATCTTCGACACGTAGGGGGTCATGCCCGGAGTCCGTTTCCCGGTCAGCCAGTAGTTGAAGTCTGCCTGGAGCTTCGGGTCGGAGAAGTCCACCCGTCCGGTGCGGATCGCCTCCGACAGCGCCGGGTACGCGCTCAGGGTGCTGACCGTCTCCTTCACCCCCGTCTGCCAGTTCGGGAAGACGGACACGCCCACCGAGTTCATCTTCGGGTAGCTGCCGATGGTGGTGTTCAGCGGGTTGTAGTCGGCGTCGTTCGCGGTGCCGCCGCCCTCCCACTGCTGCCACGCACCCAGGAGATGCTCCCCCGGGGCGGAGTGCTGGCCCCCGAGGGCCTTGATGATGTCCGTCTGCCAGCCGGGAGGGAGGCCCTTCATCCGTTCACCACCTGATTCCTCGCCCCGAACATCGAGTCACTGAGCGCCGTGCGCAGCGCCTCCTGGTAGGCCCCACTCTCCTTCAGCGCCACCGACAGCTTCGGCAGGTTCGCCTGCGGGAAGTAGACGGCGGCGGTCGCGTACAGGATCACCAGCTTCTCCTCATTGGTCAGCGCCGTGCCCTTACGCCGGGCCTGGGCGCCGAAGCGGATCTGCTGCTCCAGGTACTTGTGGTGCCAGTAGGCGTCCTGCTGCTGCGTCACCAGCGGCAGCGCGTCCATGCGGTTGGCGCCCTGGAGCACGCGGCGGATCTTCTCGTCCTCCAGCCGCTTCTTCTCCGCGTTCTTGCCCCGGCCGATCTCCGGCTTCACCCCGAAGCGGTCGCTGAAGTCGAGCGCCCGCGACACCCGCGCCGACGGACTCAGCCCCGGCGTCGCCGCCTTCCTGCCGATGTCGTAGCCGGGCACCACGTCCCGGGCAAGCTGGTCGGCCAGGCCGCGCAGACCACCCTTGGGGGCGCGAGGCCCCCCGGTGATCGCCTGGAGGCCCGTCTCCAGCGGCGGGGTGGTCATGCCCCCGATCCCCTGGAAGTTGCCGTGGGCCAACTGGATGCCCGTCTCGATCTGCTGGCGCAGGCCGCCGGTCGGGTCGAGGAAGCCGAGGTCGCGGACCTGCCCCGGCCGCTGGTTCGACTTCAGCACCCCGGAGGCGGGCAGCCAGGAGAGCGGCAGGCCGTTGTCGTCGGTCTGGCTCGCGTCGGACTGCAACATGGCGAGGCCCGTCCTGCCCGGGTACTCGCGGGCGAAGGTGAGCGGCCACTTGGCAAAGCCACGGGTGAACGCCCACAGGTAGAAGAAGCGCGACACGTTCTGGCGCTCCCCCGGCGAGAGCGTGTTGAAGTCGATCATGTCCTCGCGGGTCTGCTGGGCGATGTCGTCCCGGATCCGCGCCTCCGGTGTGCCGCGCTCCGAGTTGAGCAACTCGCGCCACTCGTCCGGCGTGTTGTAGCCGTAGCCTTTCGCGTGTGCGATCCAGACCGAGACACGGTAAGGCTGGTCGGCTAGCTCTCCCAGCTTCTCCGCCGATCCCTGCGAGATCTTGTTCAGGCGCCGCTCGCCCTTCTGGAAGCGGTTGTTCGCCATCGTGTAGAAGTCCGGCAGACCGGCCCCCGCCTGGATGTCGCCCGTCTCCGTCTTGATCTGGTTGTAGAGGTGGCGGTCGTGGGCGAACAGGTCGCGGGGCTGCATCCCTAGCTCCCGCACCACCCGGGGCAGGAACGAGTAGGCGCCGTACTTGGCCGAGTTGACGAGCGCGGACGGGTTCGTCAGCGCCACCATCAGCACGTTCTGGGGGATGTTGCCGACGAGGTAGTGCAGGGGCCGCAGGTAGATCCCGGTCAGCCGCGCCATCGTGTTGAGGGAGCCTGCGCTCGCCGCCACCCTGCCGCGAGGGGCGGTCGGGAACACGTTCTGGATCCGCTGATTGATCTTCCCGGCCTCCACCCAGCGCACGTTCTCCAGATCGTTCGCCCACTCGGGATGCTCGCCCGGGGCGGCGTAGTGGTCCTTGCGGATCTCCTCCATCTTCGTGACGAACTCCTCCGGGGTGTCGCCCTCCCCGGTCAGGCGGCTGAAGTCCTCCTCGGAGAGCCTCGACTTGTTGCGGGCGCTCAGCCGCTCCGGGGCGGCCTGTGGGTTGCGCACAAGCCACGCCCCCTCGGGCGCCCTGCCGTTCTTCGGCAGCGGGTGGCCCTCATCGAACAACTCCTGCCGCAGCGCCTCCGTCTCCATGAACTTCGTGCGCCGGAAGTACTGGTCGATGATCGGGCGGGCCGAGAGGGCAAGCTCGCCGGACTGCCAGAGGATCCCCCGGTTGCGCCTCGCCCCGAAGTTGCGCCTGTCCACCTGGGGGACGCCGACGACGTTGCCCCCGGCAGCCAACCGGGTGCCGCCCGGGGCGGTGTCCATCATCGTGTCGAACTGGGAGACGTGCGGCACGTAGGCGCGGGCGCCGGGGCGGGCCGAGATGCCCTGGCCGAGGTGGCGGTTCAGCAGGATCCTGGTGGAGTCCGGCATCGGGCGCCCAAGCTGGGTGATCGAGGCGTACACGCCCTTCATCCACTCCTTGATCATCTTCATCACCGTGTGCAGTTCCGGCGACGGGGCCTTGCCCTCCATCCAGTAGCGCTCCACCCACTTGGCGAACCGCTCATGGTCGGCCACCTTCCAGTCCTCCAGCGGCTTGCCCATGTCGCGCTCCACCGTCTCCCACAGCTCCGGGTAGCGGCGCTTCATCTCCTCGGTGGCGTGGCCGATGAACTCGTGCATCAGGGTGGAGAAGTCGGCGTGCTCGGTGAGTGCGATGAAGCGCTTCCCCTCCGGGCCGCCCACCCAGGTGGAGGCGCCCTTGACGATGTCGTTGCCACGCTGGAAGAGGCCCTGGGTGTCCTTCGCGTCCTCGATCATCTTCTTCGGCAGCTTCATCACCCAGCCGTGCATCGGCCCCTCGTTGGTGATGACCCCGTGCGTCTCCGAGGAGTAGCGCCCGGTGTAGACCTCCTGCTGCAACTCGACTGGACTGATGTCGGCCTCGTTCTTGTAGGGCTTCAGAAGCTCCTTCGCGATCTTCGGCAGCATCACGTCGTAGCCGTAGGAGTGCCCCTTGTTCGGGAGGTACTCCTTCGCAGAGGCGATCTCGCGTTCAGTCGCCTCGATCTGGGCGGCGTAGTCCTGCGTCTCGACGCCGCGCTCGCGGTCGAGCGCCTGCTTCTCCTTCACCCGTGCCAGGTCGGCCTGTAGCTCGCGGATGCGGCGGTGCCCGCGACTTTCATGGTCGCGGATCTCCCGGAAGTCGCCCTCGGCCTCCCTGTCGCCGTATTCGCTCGCGTGCTCAGCGACGTAATCGTCCCAGGCGTACTCGTCAAGCGCGTGGTCGGCGTTGTCGATCATGCGCTCGAACTCGCTGCCCACATGCGGCGTCCCGCGCAACGCATCCAGGGTGTCGTACATCTTGGCGACCTCCGCATTCTTCGCGGCCACGTTGGCCGGGACGGCATCCCCACCCTCCATGTAGCGGTAGCGGATCTGCCGCTCCCAGGAGTCCCCCACCGCAGCAAGGACGCTGTCCAGGTCGCGCCCGATCTGCCCGTCGACCGAGTCGTTGAAGATCGACACCCCGGCGCGGTTGACGATGTTGATGTCGAAGTGCGAGTAGTCGCTCTCGCCCGTGTCCCCCCGGAAGTCCACCCTGAGGCGGGCCGGATCCCATTCCGGGTCGAGCGGCTTCACCAGCATCGTCTCGCCGTCGTCCCTGATCACCTTGCCGTAGCGGGGGAACTGGTGGGGGGCGCCGTAGCTGGAGTAGGGCGGAGGCAGAACGTCCTCCTGCCCGAGCATCGTCTGCCCCGAGAGGCCCGGGTTCTCCCTCAGGCTCGACCGGGGGATCAGGATGTACTGCTCCCCCGTGAAGTCCTCATCGAGGTCGGGGTTGTCCCAGCGCACCTCCATCGGCGGGACGTTGCGCATCTCCTGCAACACGCCCTCGGACAGGCCCGTGTTGCCGCCGATGTCCTGGTAGTAACCGCCCGCGTCGATGATCTCGTTGTTGTAGGGGTAGTAGAAGGTGTTGCCGTGGTCTTCGGGATCCCCTGCCCCGCTAGCCCCGTGGCGCTCCTGGATCGGCAAATCATTGAAGAGGCTGTAACGCACCCCCTGCTCATGGCCGCGCACCCAGATGATCCGGGTCTGCCCGTGATCGGCAGCCCAGCGAATCAGCCGCTTCATGCCGAGGTACTTCGGCCCGTCCCCCATGACGAGCGGGCCACGGTTCGTCCCGTGGGAGCTTCCCTCGATGGAGTCCGCCGCCGAGCGGGCAGCGGTCGCCCGCTCGTTGTAGGAGAGCACCTTGTCCCGCGCCTCCATCATCGACTGGTAGGTCGCATCACCGACGTGGTTCTCGTCCGCCCGCTGCCGGATCGCCGGAACGTCGTTGTTGCTGTGGACGTAAAGGAGCGGCTCGTTCGGGTCGTCCGGGGTGGGACCTACGTCGAGGCCCATCGCCTCCCTGGCATCGAACCGGGCCTGGTTGCGCTGGTCGATCTCGTTGTTCAACTGGCTCTGCGCTTCGCGCATCGCGTTGTCGTAGTAGTCGAAGATCTGATGGTGGTTGACCCCGAGCCTGTCGAGGTACGCCTGCCGGATTGCCAGGATTCGCCGCTCCCGGTCGCGCAGATGGCGCAGGGTGCGCTCGTCCAGGGGGGAGAGCAGTCCCTTCCAGCCATGCGAACGCCCCACGTTGTTCCAGTCGGACTGAAGCTCGTCGATCAGGAGCGCCTTGTTCCCCTCCAGGTCGGTGATCTCATGGAAGCGGATGTGCAGCAGGTGCGACTCGTTGCCGTGGCGGGTGTAGTGGCCGTGGGTGTAGAGGTCACTCTCGGGCAGGGCCATGACGAGTTCGTAGTACGGCTCGCGGGAGTGCGGTTCGCGGATGATCAGGCCCCCGTCGGTGTCGCCGCTGTCACGGTTCGGCCCCCACTTGTCGCGCCACTGGTAGCTCCCCGCCTCCGAGGAGTAGAGCGTCTCCTTCACGTTGAGGAAGTTGGAACTGCTCTTGACCGCATCCTCCAGGGCGGCGACAGGGAAGCTGCCGGTCGTCCAGTTGGCGTCCAGGATGAAATTCGGGTCGGGGTTGACGGTGTAGTCCGCCAGGATCGCCTGCCACCGCTGAACCTCCAGCAGCGCTCTGTCGCGCTCCTCGGCGCCGTAGACGGCGTCGTGGCCGGGGTCGGCCGCGAGCCTCTTCTCCACCGCCTTCACCTCGGCCTCCGCAGCCCGCAACTGGTCTTCCATGATCGGGCGGCGTGACAGGCCCATCCAGAAGAACTCGTCCGACTTCACGCCCTGCTTGCTCAACTCCTTGAGGTACTGCTCCGAGGTCGCCTTCTTCGGGAAGCCGGGAGTGCCGAGCGCCTGCTGGGAGGCGAGATGGAAGACCTCGCTGTCCAGGTCGCGGGGATCCTCGACCCGCTGCACCTGGCCGGGCGCGAAGGTCCTGCGCTCCCCGTCCACGAACATGCCGTTCACCTCATCGAACAGCGTGACCTCGTAAAAGGTGTCGAAGTCCGGCCCCGGCCCCTCCACCGTCCTCTCCACCCGGCCCGGGCCGTCGGGGGTGATCACGTAGTCGTCCGGCTGGGGGTGCCCCGTCCAGGGGAACTCGGAGACGCGCACCTCCCCGATGTTGAAGTCCCGGGTGACGTGCCCGCCCTCCGCCATCTCGATCCGCACCACCCGCCCGTCCGGCTCCGACACGTCGGTGATGTTCTTGACCCAGCCCATTCCCTTCGGGGTCGAGACGAGATCGCCCACCTGCGGATCCGCCTTGATCACGGCGGTGGTGAGGCGCTTCACCAGAGAGAAGCGCTCGCCCTCGGTCTGGAAGAAACGGTTGGCGGTCGCCTCCAGGTCGGCCGAGTTGGAGAAGTCGATCCCGCCCAGGTTCGCCCCCTCCGGGGAGGCGAGGTAGTCGGCCGGGTCGCGGCCCTCCACCTCGTTCGCCCAGAGCCGGGCCTGCCGGTCGAGCACCGACATGAACACAAGCTGCTGCTCGTCCGTGTACTTGCCCGACTTCTGCATCGCGTTCTGAAGCTGGCCCCAGAGGCCCGAGTAGTAGTCGATCTGGGCGCCCTCCCCACCGAGGCGGCCGAGGAACTGGTTGCGGCGGGCGTCGAGCCGCTCCCGGATCCCCAGCGCCTCCGAGCCGGTCGGGTCGAGTCCCCGGGTGAAATAGTCGACGCCAAGCTGCTCGTTCATCTGGCCGAGATCGGTCATCGTCTGGACGGCCGCACGGAACTTCGCTTCCAGGCGCGGCTCCGAGGTCAACTCTTCGTGGGCGTAGGTCAGGTGGTCGTAGCGACGCTCCAGCATCGCGATTTCGTCCTTGTTCAGGGGGATGTCCCCCTCCCCGTTCGGGCCGAGCAGGTGCGCTCTCGCGTGCGGGATCGTCCGCTCGCCGCCGTCCGGGGTGGTGACGGTCACCCGGTCGCCGTGGTCGGCGGTCACCGTGGCCTGCTCGCGGAGCGGGTTGCCCTCCTCGTCCATGCCGTGGCTGACATAGACGGTCTGGCCCTCACGCTTGTCCGGGGGCACGTCCCCGATGTCGCCGTTGTGGGCGTCACGCCTGCCGGACTGGAGGATCTGCTTCGTGTCCTCCGCCGCAAGGCGGACCGCCTCGACCGGATCGACCTCCGTGGAGGCGTGGAGTGCGGCGCCCACCGCAGCGTCCCGGGCAGCCAGCGTCTCCTTGCGGCGCCCGAACGCGGTGCCCAGCCGCTCCCCCAGGCCGTCGTTCAGGTAGTCGGCAAAAGTAGAGACGTGACGCATCGCGTTCGTGACGAGGCGACTGCGGTTCAGGTCGTCGGCGCGGCGCTTGCCCGCCGCCTCCCGGCGGGTCTTGGAGAGGGGCGTGTCCGGCCCCGTCCTGCGCTCACCGACCCCGACGCCCTCATCGATCTTCTCGCTCGCCCAGTCGAACGCCTTCTGGGCTGCGCGTCCCGTCGGGGTGCGCGAGATCCGCCTCCCGGAGAAGCGGGGCGTGAACGGGCTGCCCTGGATACCCAGCTTGTCCAGCGACCCCGGGTAGTACGTCTCGACCGTGGCGGCCTTCACCGCCTCCGTCTTCGTCATCCTGCGGGTGCCGCCGCCCTTCAGCGGGACCTCGTTGGCAGCCCTGATCGCCTTCGACATCTTGGTGATCCCGGCGAGGCGGAAGGCCGGGGGCGCGAGCACCGCCACCCCGCCGATGGCTGCCACCGGGTTGTCGTGCCAGATCTCTTCGAACTTCTTGAGGCCCCGGGTGCCGGTCGCCCGCCGCGTCGTCTCGTAGCTCTCCTTGACGATTGGCTCGGCCGCCTTGTCGAGAGCGCTGCGCTCATGCTCCCACGGCCGCAGGGGCATCTTCTTCAGCTTCTCCAGGTCCTTCTTGTCGCCCGTGATCACGTACTTGCTCGCCTGCACCATCATGCTGGCGGGCGTGGAGACAAGGCCGAAAGCACCGTGGCCCGTGGCGATGTCACTCGCAACGGCGTGGCGAAGCGTCTCCTCCTGGTCTTTCACACCCCCCGGGATCGACTCCAGCCCCGACCAGAGGTTGGAGAAGATCGAGTGCTTCTTCGGGTCGCGGATCGGGTCGGGCGGAGCAAGGGCGCGGCGTTTCTTCTCCTCCGCCGCCAGGTCATCGAAAGACCAGTGCTTCCGGGGGGGAGGGGGGACGTAGCCACGCTTGCGCTGCTCCTCCTCCTTCCTCCTCTCCTCCTCGTCTGCGAAGTTCAGCCTGGGGGCGGCCACGGCCTAGCCTCCCGGGCCGTTGCCACCAAAGATTGACCCGCCCGTCACGTCACCGAATTTCCCGCCGCCGCCCAGCCTGTCCAGCATCCTTTCGAACAGGGTGTACCCGGGGCCTCTCACGCCCGTCCGCTTCGCCTTGCCGTAGCCGTTGGATGCCTGGTTGATCTCGGCTTTCGTGAAGCCGAGCTTCAGCAGTTGCGCCTGCTCGCCCGGGTCGAAGACGGGACGGCCGTCCACACCCGGCGTCTTGTAGTACACGTCCAGGACGTTGGTGGCCTCCATCTTCGTCAGGCCGTACTTGCCCATCAGCCGGTTCATCGCGTCCTTGTAGTTCGTCCGCTGCGGCTTCGGCGCAAGCGGGTTCTTCGGCGGGGGCGGGCTGAACATCTCCTTCGCCTCGTCGTGGGCGCTCTGCATGATCTGGGCCTGCTCGTAGGGGGTGAGCGTCTTGCCGCCGGTCTTCTTGGCGATGGCCGTCTCCAGCTTCGTCGCCGCCGTCTGCGCTTTCGTGTTTGCGGTGGTGGCCTCCGTCCCGGCGGTCGACGCTCTCGTCCCCGCCGTCTCCGCCGACTGCTGGGCCAGGGAGGCGTCCAGCACCTTCTGTGCGTTGTCCAGTTCGAACTGGGCCTTCTTCTTGGCGATCTCGCCCGTGGCGTTGGCGAGCTTCGCCGCCGCCAGATCCACCTTCCTCTGCTGAAGCTCGACATCGAAGGCCAGATCCTTCATGCGCTGGTCGTCTGCGGCACGCTCCTCCCCCGTCACGGCGCGGCCTTCCTCCGCCTTGGCGCGGGCCTCCGCAGCGGCAGCCCGCTTCTCCGTGTTGGTTGCCAGCGTGCCTTCGCGGGCGTACTCGCCCTGGGCACGCCTCTCGGCGGCCTGGGCGCGAGTCTCGCCCTTCTCGGCGCGAATCTCCGTCTTCTTGGCGCGGCCCTCCTCGTTGATCGCCCTGATCGCCGCGTCCACGTCCGCCTGCCGGGAGCCGGACGCACGGGCAAGCTCGTCGGAGCGAAGCTGACCGGCCCTGTCGGCGCCCTGGAACATGGCGTTCGCGCCGATGTCCGAGAGCCGCATCAACTGGGCGTTGCGAACCTGGCGAGCACGCTCCTGCGCGTAGGCGCCCTGCGATGCCAGGTCGCCAGCCACGTCACCCACGGCCGTCGCGCCCAGCGCCCGCAGCGCACCGGCGATGTCGGGGCGTGTCTCGGCCCCCACGTCGGGGCCGACCGAGGCCAGGTAGTTCTGCGCCTGCTCGGCGGCGCTGCGCGAAGAGTCCCCGGTGGAGGCGAGCGCGAGGTTCCCGTAGGCGCTCACCTTGTCGGCGGCGTTCCCGTAGGCGTCGTAGATCCGTCCGGCGTCCCCCTGGGTGATCTCGTTCAGGGCGTGTTCGAAGCCGAGCGCCTGCTGCGCCTGCGCCTTCGCATCCTTCATCGCCTTCGCCGCCGTCTGATTCACCTGAGCCATGCTCGCCTGGTTGACCGCCTGCACCTGCTGGATCGCCTGCTGCTTGACGGTGAGGGGCTTTGCCTTCACCACGACAGCCGTCGGCTTCGGCTTCGGCTTCGGATTCAGCTTCGCCGCTGCCGCCGCTGTCAGCACCGCTGTCTTGGGGATCGGGCCACCCGGCCCCGGCTGGAGGGCCATCAGAGCAGCCCTCTGAATCCCAGCTTCGACCCGCCCGGCGGCTTCGGCTTCACGATGATCTTCGGCTTCGGCTTCACGATGACCGGAGCCTTCGGCTGGGGCTTCGCCAACGGCGGGGGCTTCGCCAGCACCGGGGTCTGGTCGGGCCTCGTCCCCTGGCCGGGGGCGAGCGTCGGCCCCTGCGGCCCCGCCTGCCAGGTCGGAGTGAAGAGCGGGTTCTGCGCCGCCGCCTGCGCCGCCTGAGCCTTCGCGGCCGTGAACACGTTCTGCCCGGTGGCGAGCGACTGCGCCTCGTCCCCGAGCGCCGTATTCTGCTCGCTCAGGTAGTCCTGGGTGGCTCCCAGCAGGCCCTGGTCGTAGGAGGTCTGCACCATGTTCTCACCCCCGCGCAGCGCCCCCGAGTCGAGCAGGCCCCGGCTGGCGAGGTCGGCGGCGAGGTCGGCGCGGTCCGTCCCGCGCTTCAGGCCCAGCCTCGCCAGCGCGGAGGCCGAGTTGTTCTGTGCCAACTCCGCCGTCGAGGGGTCGATCCCCTCCAGCGCCTTCGCGTCCACGCCCCCAGGCTGGAAGCCCAGCTTGATCAGCGCCGCCCGGATGCGGTTGCGGCGCTGGTCGTGGGCCAGCCGCACGTTCTGCTCGTAGGCGGCGTTCGCCTCGGTGAAGTCCGGCGAGCCGACGAGGTCGGCGCCGTAGTTCGGGCCGGGGTTCCAGTTCTGGCCCGTGTCCCAGTTCGCCCAGTCGCTCTCGGTCCAGTCGGGGCCACCGCCGCTGTCACCGGGTTCCTGCTGCGCCACGGGCGCGGGCTTCGCGTAGTAGCCCTTGCCCGCCTGGAACCCGAGCGTCTCCCCCGGCTTCAGGACGAGCTTGCTGCCGCCGACACCAGGCTTGTAAGTGAAGAACGGCTGGGTCGGCGCAGGCTGGACGGGTTTCGGCGCAGGTGCAACGACCTTCGGCACGACGGCCTTCACGATGGGCGCAGGCCCTGGTGACAGTACGACCTTCGGCTTCGGCTGAGCTTTGGCGACTGCCATGAAGACCTCCTAGTCTACGAGCCGAGGGAGATGATCTTGTTGACGACGAGGAAGGCGGGCGTATCGACAGGCTCGTTGCCCGTCTGCGGGCCGACCGTGACGTTGTGGCGGTGAACAGATGACTCCTGGACAGCCGTAGAGGAGCCGAGCGTGACATTCGCATCCGCACCGGCGGTAATGCCCTGGTTGTCGAATCCCATCGTGGCCTCGCCCACCGAGCTTCGATGCCTCGGAGAGCGTGCCCCGATGGCGAGGCCGTCGCTGTCTCCCATCGTGTCCACGTCCGCGTGGGCACCCCTGCCGACCGCCACCCGGCCCTGGAAGTCCGGCACCCGGAACATGTTCCCGGTCGAGCCTGTCCCGTACTTGAAGCCGATGGCGTTGAAGAGGCGCTGGTAGACGAGTGAGGTCTTGTCGTACTCCGCCCCGTCGCACATCACGTAGCCACCCGGGGCGGTGTCGCCGCCGTAGTCGAGGATCGCTCCCGCCGGGGGCACGAACGCGCCCGCCGCGCCCGAGTCGGCGGGGGTGGAAAGGGTGCCGATCCGGGGGAACTCCTCCTCCAGCCAGCCACGCAGCCACGCCTTGAACTCCATCGGGAAAGCGAACGGATCCCCGAACAGGCGGGTGACGAGCCTCTTCTCGTTCGCGGTCAGCGGCTCCTGGGCGGTCGCGTCCTTCGCGGGATCGTAGGAACGATCCTCGTCCGCCATCAGGGCTTGCTTGCCTGCGCATGCACGCGCATCTGCTCGACCGAGAAGCCTTCGAAGCCGACCTCAAACAGGTTGAAGTCCATGTAGTCGTTCAGGATCGAGAAGCGGAAGGCGAAGCCGTCGTGCATCCTCCGCACCGGGATCCTGGCCCGGATGTACTCCGGGTTCGCCTTGGCTTTCTTCGGAAGCTCGACCCACCGGATCGACTCCGGGGAGATGAGGGAGGTGTTCATCTCGATCTTCATCACGGGGGGGGACTGCTGGCCCGTGAAGAACACAAGGTTGTATCCGGGGTAGATCATCACGGCCCTCTTCTGGCCTGCGGGGCCAAGACGATTCCAGCCTGTCTCCAGGATCGGGTTGACCCTGCTCCCGTCGCCGTCGGTGCGGTTGCCCCCCAACCCCGGGTCGAACGTCTCCGTCAGATCGACCACGCGGCGGTTCAGGTGGTCGCCCAGGAAGAGCTTCTCGCCACCGACGCCCTGGGTGGCGACGTAGGTGGCGGCGTTGAAGTTGCCCATCGTGAACCAGGCCCGCGTCGGGATGTCGCAGACGAAGGTGAAGGCCCTGTTGGAGACGGGCGGTGACGCCAGCGGGTCGGGGGAGGGTTCGCCGCTCCTGGAGTCGTAGGCGGTCGGCTCCGACCCCAGGTACATGGAGATCACGTAGAAGTCGCCGTACATGGTGGCGGACATGATCGTCGGGTTGTACTCCCAGAGCTTCTTCCAGGCCCGGGAGACGCCACCCGTGGTGGCGAGGTTCGTCGTCACCGAGCCGTCCGTCATGTAGACGCCGCGCTCGTCCGCCCAGACGACGTTCTCGCGCCAGTAGGTGATGAAGCGCGGGGAGGCGCAGCCGATCCGCTCCGGGAACGGCTCCAGCACCATGTCGCCGGTCTGGTTGGAGAGCGTCGAGTCGGGCGGGGTGGTGCCGCGCAGCCGCTCCATCGAGCCACGGTGGAAGCAGAGGATGGAGCCGCGCAGGGACGCCAGCCCGGTCAGCGGCAGCGAGGTGTTGATGATCGAGATCGGGTCCCAGGCCGCCGTCGGGTCACCCGGCTTGGAGAAGGCGACCTGCTGCTCCTTGCCGACCGCGTTGCCGAGGATCACCCTGTCCTTGAAGACGGTGGCGTAGCGCCCGGTGAGCGCCGAGCCGGGCAGATCAGCGATGGTGAAGCTCCCCGGGTTCGTCACCACCTTGCCGGGGGCGTTGCCCGTGTAGTTCGGCACGATCACCCGGAAGCGGTGCTGCACCGGGTTCTGCCACGACTGGCAGGCCATCCCCACCAGGGAGGCGGCCGTCGTGTCGGCGGCGTTCGGGTCCACGTCGTAGAGGTTCCCGTCGTTGGCGATGAAGAGCAGCTTGGAGACGAGGTTCTCAAAGTTGGCGAACAGGCCCACGTCCGGGTAGCTGGCGCCGGGGAAGGCAGTGGAGCGGAAGAGCCACTCGCCCCGCCCGCGCAGGTTCGCGCCCCGCGAGGAGGGCAGGATGTCGTGCAGGTTCCAGACGGTGCCCTTGGGGAGGTTGTCCCTGGGGGCGTCCTGGTTCATGCCCTTGATCTGCCCGACAAGCTCTGCGACCTTCGGCACCTACTGGCCCCCGACGGTGATGTAGTCGTGGGAGACGTAGCTGTCGGTGAGGCTGCCCCTGCGCCCTCCCGGGGTGGCCCTGCGGTTGATCATCTTGTGGATGTCGCGCAGGTTGCCACCACGGCCGTCCTCCCCCTCGTAGAGCAGGCGGTAGCGCTCACCCGACTGCGAGGTGATGTCGTCGCCGTAGTCGGCCCCGTTCCAGAGCATGTAGTTGAGGATCGCCGTGTAGTGGAACTCCTCCGGGATCCCCCCGTAGAGACTGTCCGCAGGGGTCTGCATGTCATCGGTCATCTTCATCGGCCTGGGCACGTACCACGCCTTCAGGGTGCGGTCGCTCTCGGTGCCTCCCGCGAGCAGCAGGCTGTTGTAGCCGACGATGGAGTAGCTCAAGCCGGTCGTGTCGGCCAGCACCTCGTCGGCGTGTCGCTGGGTCAGCGCAACCTCGCCCGGCATCAGCCGCAGATCCATCATCGTCAGGATCTGAACATCCATGTCGAAGTAGGAGTTCCCCGCCGGGACGTGCATGACGACGCAGCGCATGTTCAGCTTGGTGCGGCGCGAGATGTCCAGGATCGCCTCGTTGAGCAGGTCCTGGAGGAGCGTGGCCTCCTCCCCGCCCACCGTGTCGTCCAGGCCGAGGATCTGCATGACGCGCTTCGTGATCTGGCCCCGGGTCATGGCTCTCGCACCCGAACGAAGACCGTGCCCTGCCCGTAGGTCGAGCGCGAGCGCCGCCAGACGCCGCCGCCGTTCGATTGGCTGCCGCCGCTGTCGGGCGAGGTGTTCGCCTCGACCGCATGGAAGGAGCCTCCGCCGAGCCACTCTTCGAACAGGCCGACGTGGTCGAACTCCCACTCGCTCGCGCTCGCTGAGCCGCCCCAGTTGTAGGCGACGATGTCGCCCCGCTGCGGGTCGGACGTGACCGAGAAGCCGTAGCGGCCGTTGCGGGCGTCCGAGACGACGTAGGGGACGAAGTCGTGCCGGTCGTTCGCTCCGGCCTGCTTCACGGTCTGGAAGCTCAGCCCGACCGGGTGGTCCGCGTCGAGATACCACATCGTCGCGGCGATGGCGCAGTAGGCGACATTGTTCTCACCGTAGGCGCGGCCGTACTTGTTGTCGTTGTTGCCGCCCTCGGTGTAGCCGATGTCTGCGATGGCGAGGTCGAGCGCCGCCTCACGGATCAGCGTGTCCGGCTCGGGAGGATACGCAAGGTCGAAAGCCTGCTCGGTGAGGCTGATGCAGACCGAGTCCCAGGCAGGCTCTCCGGCGTGCGTGCGCCCCTGCGGGATCAGCACCGAGCGCAGGAAGTTGTAGGTCTTGACCCCGACGAAGCCGGTGTCGTCCATCGTGCCCGCCCAGCGCTGCACCGCCTCCACCCCGGCCTTCCGCGCGTCTGTCGCATGCCCGTGCGCGAAGGTGTTGGAGTAGCTGTCGTCCCAGGAGGGCGGATCCCACGGCCACGCCCCCAGGTGGGCGCAGGCCCGCTTGACCGCGACCACGAACGGGCTGTCCTTGGAGGGCGTGTAGGCGGGCGCGGCGTCAGGGGGGTAGAGCGGGCCGGGGAAGTCGTCCGATCCCTCCATCGGATGACCCCGCGGCGGAGCGTCGTTCCAGGTGTAGGAGTCGGACGTGTTCGCTGGCATCGGAGTCTCCTTCCCCTAGCCCGGTTCGGGCGGAGGAAGCTCGACGGGCGGCCCGGTCGGCGGCGGGACCGGGACGGCCTGCAACGTCCCCGAGCACGCGGCGCAGCAGTAGACGAACTGCTCGGTCACCGAGCCGTAGACCTCACGGTTGACGAAGAACCAGTCCGTGCGGTCAGCCGGATCTAGCTGGTTGCCCGGGCAGTTCGGGTTGTCGCACACGATCTCCAGCACCATCGTTTCGGTCACCGGCATGTCTTTCTCCTTCCTCGCTCAGCCGTTCAAGCTGAGCTTCGAAGTCGTTGATCGCTTCCGCTGCTTGGGCTGCGCTGAAGACGGTGAAAATCTCGCCGGGTCGCTCGGCCACAACACGCCCGCTCCTGTCGCGCTCGATAGCGACAGGCTGAATCAGGTACTTGAAAGGCTCGATCATGGGTAGAAGGGGACGTAGTAGGTGGCCCCGTCCACGGTGATCTTGAACGAGCCTGCGCTCCCGGCCTTCGGGACACCGGCCTCACCGAAGAGCATGACGCCGTTCGTGCCCTGCACGTTCACGTTGGGCGCGGTGATGGTGACGTTCGACTTCAACTCGGTGGCCGAGTTGCGATAGAGCGTCACGTCGCCCGCCCCTCCAAGCTGGATACCGGCCGCTCCTGACGGGCCTACCCCTCCCGTGGTCGCCTGCCCCGCAGTCCCCTGAGCGGCGGCGACGTAGCTAGTGACGTAGAACTGGCCGTCGGTCTTGAGCACGGCCCCCGCGTAGCGGTAAAGGTTCGTGTCGAACCCGCTGCCGAAGTAGATGCCCGCGTTGCCGCCGACGTTCGACCCGATCACGACCTGGGCAGCAGCCCCCGGCCTAGCCCAGATTTCGCCCCCCGCCTTGAACGCCCCATCGGTCTTGAGTTCGTTCGCAGCCGAGCGGTACAGGTTCGTGTCGCCCGCGAAAGTGAGAGCGGCCTGCGAACCGCCCTGGGCCACGATGCCGACCTGGGTTGCAGACCCTCGCATGAAGTACGCGGCCTGCCCCGTGTAGAGGTAGCCGTCGGTCATGAGTTGGTTCGCCCCGTAGCGGTAGAGGTTCGTATCGCCCGTGTTGCTGAAGTAAAAACCTGCCGCCGCCGCGCCGCCGTTGTGGCCGACCGTAACCTCATTCGCCGTGCCCTTGTTGGCAGCGAGGTAGGTGCTAGCCCAGAACTGGCCGTCGGTCTTGAGCACGCCCGCCTGCGAGCGGTAGAGGTTCGTGTCCACGGCGCTGCCGAAGCGGATCTGGTACCCGGCACCGGCGAAGTCCACGTCGAGGTACTGGCCGACGCGGAAGTTGGTGTCGGTCTTGAGGATCTGCGCACCGCTGCGGTAGAGGTTCGTGTCGCCCGCGTTGCCGAGCTTGATCCCGGCCTCGCCGCCCGGGCCTGCACCGCCGAGCCGTGTCATCCCCGTCGCGTTGATCTGCGAGATCACGTCGAGCGCCGACGTGAACGCGCCGTCGGTCTTGAGCGTGTTCGCAGCCGCGCGGTAGAGGTTCGTGTCCGGCGCAGTCGAGCTTCCCGGCCCCCAGGAATGGGCGCCGTCACCAAGGATCTTGAAGGCGGGCTGGGCATCCCCGGCCAGCAGCTTGTTGGCGACGATCTGGCTGGCGGCGGCGGCGAGGTTGTCCACGTCCACCGCACCCACGACGCCCGCGTCCAGTGCGCTCATATGCACGGAGTCCAGCGGCGTCACACCGTCCGTCCATGTCTGTCCTGTGTATGGCATCAGTCGCACCCCGCTGGTTGAAGATCGAGGTCTTCCGCCTCGGAGGCGGTCAGGTCGAGATTAGTCTGGACGGCGGCGAGCAGGTCGATGCTGATGCAGGAGATCGGCCGCACCCAGACCTTGAAGACGAGCGGCTTGCCGAACTGCTGCGCCGAGGGGACGCCGAGCACGGGCAGCGGCTGCCAGAAGGCGATCCAGGGCTTGCCGAACTGCTGCGCCGAACCCAGCCCAGGCACGCCGACCGTGACTCTGCCGGGTACGAGCTTGACGAAGCCGAACTGAAGCCCCGTGCCGCCGACGAGATGGCCGTCGCCCGAGATGACCCCGCCGACGATGGAGCGCAGCCCCGTCTGCTGCGGCAGGCCGGGGACCTGAACGATCTGCGACCAGGCGATCTTCGGCGTCCCGAAGCTCTGGGCCGAGAGGACGCCACCCGCGCCTGTCGTCTGCGTGATCGCGATGTAGAGCGCCCCGAACGCCTGAGCGCTCGCTACGCCGTTGACGACGCCGTGCTGACCACTTGAGACGACGTGGCCGTCACCGACGATGACCTGGCCGACGACACTGTTGCCGGTGAACGCCGCCACCGCCTGCTCCTCTAGAGCTTCGCGATCCAGGGGACGCTGTTCTGCCACTGCACCGTGATGTCGCCGCCGTTGGGCGTCACGGTGAAGCCGTCGATGTAGAAGAGCAGCGGGCTGGTCGCCGGGTTACCGGTGTCCTTGAAGACGGCGAGGCAGTCGATGGCAGCACCTGCGGGCACGGCGAGGAAGGTGCCGTCGGCGGCGTCGAAGCAGCCGGGGTCGGCTCCCGCCCCGTTGGCGGTCTTGCTGCCGAGCGTCACGTCGGTGGCGATGGCGGCCGGGAGCGACGAGGCGAACTGGTGCGCCTGCGAGATCGTGTAGGCCGACACGCGCATCAGCCGAACCTTGACCGGGACGCCTGCCGAGGTGATGTCACCGAGCGTGCCCTTCCAGAATTCCTGGAGCGCGAAGTTGTAGTGCTGGGAGGCCATCAGGCATCCACCCTCTGGACACCCTGCTCCTGCTCGGCCACGAACGCCTCCCACTCCTCGATGGAGTAGTCCCCGGCCACGTCGCCTTCGGCGTAGCCGAGCGCGAGGAAGCGGTCAGATGTCTCGTCGTCCAGGTTGTACTCCTGCCCGGCAACGTACTCCCCGACCGAGTTGATCATCTTCACCTTTCCCATCAGATCTCTCCCTTCCCATTCCAGACGGAGTCGGGCAGGGCGATCCCTGTCCGCTGCTCGTAAGCGACAAGCTCGTTCATCCGCTCCACCTCGTCGGCCAGCTTGATCTTCGACCCGATCCGCACCTCCCCGACGTAGCGCCTGGTGAGGTAGTCGGTCTGTTGGTCGGCAACGGGGAAGCGGCAGAAGTTGCACTCCTGCGGGAACGCACGGGCGAGCGGCTCGGTGCAGTAGGCGCAGATCCAGCCCTGCGACATCCGCTCCAGCGTCTCGGCGTCCACGGTCAGCAGAACGTCATGCCTGATCCGGCCGTCCTCCAGGACGAGGCGGGCCGGGTCGTTCTCGGCCGAGATGATCTTCGCTGGCTTCAGGGTGCGGTCGCTCACGCCCCGATGAAGTCGCCGCCCTCCTCGGCAGCGTCACGCTTCAGGATCTCCTCGCCCAGGAAGGCGATGTGGGCGTCCCGCTGCGGCCCGTCCGGCGACTGCTCGTAGGCGAGCACGGACTCCAGCGTGTAGCCGTCCTCCTCGATGCGCTTCAGCAGGGCGTTCAGGTTGCCCGCGAACTCGTCGTAGCTCGGCCACGGCGGCAGCGTCGTCGGCCTGGGGACGTAGATGAAGTCCTTGCCCCCGGCCTTCCTGAGCAGCGTCTCCTCCACCATCTCCTTCACCGCCGGGTCGTTCGCCCAGGGGTGGTGGTCGGCGTCGGTGTCGAAGGCCGAGAGGCGGCTGACCAGCGGGGTGGGCGTCATCTGGTCGCGCTCGACGGTGCGCCCCGCGAAGACGCCCCAGTGGGACTCGGCTGCGGCGACCTCCGCCTCGGAGACATCGCCCTGCCAGAACTGGATGTAGATCGGCTCCACCTGAACCTGCACCTGGCCGGTCGCGAGAACCATCTCGCGGATCGCCCTGACCTGCATCCCGAACTGCTTGTACTGGCTGATGAAGCGCATCCCCATCCTCTCGTCGTCGGCTGTTTCCGGCTGTACCGGGCGGGGGCGCCAGCCGGGACGCCCCCGCTCGGTTTGTGGCTCCCCGGCTAGACGACGCCGTAGAGGATCGCGTGAACCGCCTCCCAGCCGATCTCCCACGTCATCTCCGTCAGGTACTCGCCTGCGGTGGCGTCCCGGCCACGCGGCTCGCGGTTGAGCAGAAGCTGCGTGTCGGAGTCGGTGAGCGGGCGTGCGGCAATGTAGTCGTGGTCGGCCAGGAAGCCCCAGCCGCCGTACTGCTTGCCCGCCGTCGAGAACGAGTTCCAGTCGCGTTTCACCACGACGGGGATCTCGTAGCCGTAGGCGCCCGAGATGAAGGCGTCCACCTTGAGGCCCGCCTTGTTCTGCGGCTCCGCCCTCCACTGCCCGCCCTGGCCCGAGCGGTTGAACTTGGAGATCTGGAGCGCCAGCAGCGGCGCCACGTAGAACACCTTGTTCTTGGAGCCGTGCGCGAGCGCGTCACGGAGGAAGTCGTCCAGGTAGTCGGCGGTGAGGCTGCCGTTCACGTCGCGGCGGATCGAGGTGATGAAGTCGTCCAGGCCACCCGCGAAGCCGACCGGCTCTCCGGTGACGCCGTCCACGATCTGCTCGCGCCCGCCCCAGAAGCCGTTGTACTCGATGCCCCGCTTGTGCTCCACGAACTTCTTCGCCTGCTCCTTGGCGGGGTTGGCGCCGCCGTACTCCTTGATCTTCGTCTCGGTGCGGGAGAAATTCCACCCGTTGCGGAAGATCTGGGTGTAGTTGAAGCCGAGCACCCGCTTGACCACGGCGGTCTGCGGGAAGTCGGCGCCCTGCGCGTAGCCGGAGCCTGCGATCAGAAGCTGGTCCCCGGCCAGGCCCGCCGTCGCGGCGATGCGTCCGATGCTGCGGGTGCAGGTGAGCACGTCGCCTGCGATGGCGGTGACCCAGAGGCCCTCGCCCGTCCGCATGTTCTTGATCATGTTGCCGACCACGAAGTACGGCCCCTGGCCGGTAGTGACGGTGATGGCGACTGCGGCCCCGGTGGCGTACCCGGCGCCCGCGACGGTGGAGAGGCGAGGCATGTACTCGTCCTCCAGCCAGTTGACGATCTCGCGGGTGGCGGTCTTCTTCTCGGTCGCCATCACGTAGGTGGTGTACTGGGACTCGTCCGGGTCGAGGACGTAGAAGTCCTCGCGCATGTCCACGACCTTCTCGTCGGGGAGAACGTCAGCGGTCGAGACGAGGCCAGATCCGATTGCTGGCATCTCTAGCTCCTGTCGGTTGTTTGTTGCGGTTCAACCGCAAGAAGCAAGGGTGTCCTCAGTCTGGGATGACGAGGCCAAGCTCTGCGCGAATGTTCGCCCTGACCTGCTCGGCCTCGGTGAGCGGGCGCCCCTCACCGTGCCCTGCGGATGCTGTCGCTGAGGCGACGGTGGCATCCCGCGCCGAGGCGTCGGCCTGCGCGGCCCTGGCCGCGTTCGCCTTCGCCAGCGCATCCGACCGCTGCTTGTCGGTCTGCCCCACCCGCGCTTGCAGGTAGAGGTTCTCCAGGGCGGCGTCAGGATTGACGGAGGCGAGCGCGTTCATGCGGTCGAGTGTCTCCGGGTCATCCAGCAGGCTCGTCATGGAATCCTTGTAGTCAAGCAGGTCTGGGTGACGGCTCCCGACCCGCTCCCAGGCGCCGTCCGCGTCGGTCTGGGTGGGCTGGGCCTGTGCCCACTGCTGCTGCTGCGCCGCCTCCACCTGGAAGGCGGTCGCGCCCGCCGGGTCGTAGGCGTGCCAGCGCGACAGCGCGAAGCGGGCGGCGGCGGGGCCTCCCGCATTGCCCGCCTCGATGATCGTCTGGAGCGGGTCGATGGTCACCCCTTCGTCGGCCCACTCCTCCCAGGACTCGTCCGGTTCGAAATCCTGCTCCAGCCGCTGCTCGATCTGCGCCTGGAACGCCTCCCGCTCCTGGCGCTCCCGCTCGATCAGCTTGCGGGCCTCACCCACCTCGGTGCCCTGGCGGCGGATCATCTCCTCCTGGTTGCGGAGCGTCTTCGCCACGACCGGGTCGCTGACATCGAAGCCCTTGTTCGCCCTGACCCAGGCGATGTCGTCATCCTCGGCCTCTACACTGGCCGCACCTGCGGCCTCGCCCCCACCCTCGGCCTCGGGCGTCTCCGCCTCGCTGGCCTCGACCTCCTCGGGGGCTTGCTCCGGCTCGGCGGCCTCGACGGGGGGCGGAGGATCGGGCTGGTCGAACTTCGGGAACGGGTCGGTCATCCCCTGCTCCTCGTTGATCTCCTCGATCCGCTTCTGCGCCTCTGGCAGGTTCATGTCTCACTCCCGGCTGAGTCGTTGTGCTTGTCGAGCTTGCGCTGGGCGTGGCCGGGGAGGTTCAGCAGGTACTCCATCCCGGCCTGGAACCCGGCCCAGTAGCGCCATTCTGCATGGCTGACGCCCTCCTCGCTCTTGGCGCGAACGGTCAGGGTCTTCTCGTCCCGCGCCGCCTTCCTGGCCGCCTCCTCGACCAGGGCGGCGAAGCCGGGGTGCTCCTGGAGGGCGATCAGCCTGTCGCCGCGCTGAAGCGCCTCGCGGGTGAGCGGCTTATCCGGCGCCATTCATCCCGGCGCCCGTCATCGCGGCCATCTGCTGCTGCGCGGCGACAGGGGACATCGACACGGCCGAGGATGGCGACGAGGGGCCTGCGGCGAGCGCCGGGTTCGTCACCCCCGGGCCTCCGGCAGAGTCGGGCGCGGGCGGGGATCCCATGCCCGGGATCTGCTGGGCCTGCTGCTGCTGCGGGGGCTGGGCTGACTTGGGCCGGAAGTAGCGATCCGAGTCCTGCACGTCGTAGCTCTTCAGCAGGCTCTCCCAGAACGCCTTGATGTTGAGGGGGGCGCCAAGCTGCTCGGAGATCCCGGCGCCCTGGAGCGCCATGTTCAAGAGCGTCTGCCATTCGGCCCTGCGCTCCTGGCGCATCATCGACTCGGTGGCCGCCTGGAGCTTCACGTCGAAGACGCCCTGGATGTCGAGCGGGTCGACCTCCATCCCCAGCATCCCGCCCTCGGGGCCGACCTTGGTGAGCGTCTCCTTCTCGCGCATGAACTGCTGCGAGATGGAGAGGAACTGGGTGCCGATCCGCTCGTAGGCCCACAGGTACTGCTGCTTGCGGGCGGCGAGTAGCTGCTGGGCGATGCTGTTGATGATCGAGACTCCGGTCGCGGTCGTCTGGTCGATCCCGGAGTTGGCGCCGCCCTGGAACGGCAGCCCGCCCATGATGTTCTGGATGTCGCCTTTCAGTAGCTCCTCGGCCTGGAGCGTCACCCCGGCGACGTTCGGGTCGATCTGGAGCGTCGTGACCTGATTGGGATCGTCCACGATCCACTGGGCGAGCGGCGCCCACTCGTAGTCGTCGGGGTCGTCCACGTCGGAGCGGATCAGCGTGATCATGTTCGCCTGCATCCGCGTGGTGTCCATGCGCGTGTTCTGCAACGTCCAGAGCATGTCCTGCATCTGGGCGAGGCCCTCGATCACCGACACTCCCGGCACCTGGAACGCCTCGGGCATGGCGGAGGTGGCGACGAAGGGATAGGTGCCGTGCCAGAACGGGTTGGTGGTCTTGCGCAGCAGCACCTTCCTGTTGGCAACCGTGACGACATCCTCGCCCGTCCAGAACTCGATCACCTCGATCAGGCCCTTCGTCCTGTCGACGTTGCGGAGCTTCATCTCGCGCTGACGCGCCGCCTTGCGGGGGACGTTGGTGGTGGAGCAGTGGTCGACGTTGTCGTAGACGCCCATCGCCTCCATGCGCCGCAGCGTGTCCATCGTCGCCCAGGTGCGGTCGATCAGGTATGGCGCCGTCGCCAGCGAGGTGGCCGAGCCGGGGAGCATGAAGTCGCGCACGTCCCGCACCTCCATCGTGGGCGAGTCGCGCATCACGACACCCTCGTCCATCGCCTCCTGGAGGCCGTCCACGATGTCGATGGATCCGCCGAACTCGTCGTAGACGATCTCGGTCCCGAGCGAGAGGTACTTGCGCGTCTGCTTCTCGCGCAGGCGGTGCTGCTTGGAGACGGTGAACCCGGCGATCAGATCCTGCTGCATGAAGGGCCGCTGCTTCTCCGCGAAGCGGTCACGGTTCAGGTCGGTGTTGAGCTTCGCCTCCGCCTTCTCCGCGTTCTGCATTCGCGCCATCACCGCCAGCAGATCCTCGCCGGGGGTCGGCATCGGGGTGACCATCATGTACGGGTTCGGGTCGACCAGGGTGGCGAGCATCCCCTCCACGATGTTCAGCAGATAGGGGGCGGTCACGTTGGAGCGCCAGCCAGCCGTGCCCTCCGCCTGCTGGCGGATCCCCCGGTAGGCGGAGTAGCGCTGCTCGACCTTCGCGCAGAAGGCGTCGTGCCAGTCCCTTTCGCATGACTCGACCGCCTTGACGACGAGGTTGATCGCCTTGCGGTCCTCTTCGCTGGGCGAGTAGACGCTGGTGGATGTCGGGAGCGCCACCGGCTAGCGCGTCTGGAAACCGGTCTGGTAGAGCAGGGCCTCGGAAGGGGTAGTGCATCTGTCGCAGTTGGCGATGGGCGGGTTGTCCTTCGCCGTCTCCGGGTCGTCGTCGTAGAGGACGTAGACGATTGCCTCGGGCGAGCACCGGCAGGAGTAGGTGATGGAGGTCTGCGCCATCTCCCCTCCTAGGGCTGGAAGCCGCTCTGGATCTTCAGCGCCGTCGAGGAGGTCGAGCACTTGGAGCAGGCGGCGGTGACGGGGGTGGAGGGGACGGCGTCGTCGTAGCTGAAGGTGACCACACCGGGGGCGCCGGGCGTGCATTTGCAGGCGCGGGTGAACGTGGCTGCCGCCTGGGGTTCGGGCGCAGGCTCTGTCATGGCTTCTCTCCTTCTAGGCCCCGCCGCCAGCGAGGGCCTTCCTGAGTTGGGGACTGGTGCCCATCGCGGAGTCGAGCGCCTTCTCGTTCTTGCCGAGCAGGCCCTGGATGGCGGCGATGCACTTCTGGATCTCCGCCATCTCCTGCTGGTCGGTGGTGGGGCGGTTGAGCGCCGAGGTGAGCGCCGTGATCGCGTCCTGGTAGTCGGAGGACTCGTCGCCCCCGTCGCCCTGGGCTGGCCCTTCGCTCTCGGGGCCGGGTGTCCCGGCGTAGGGGTCCGCTCCGGGCGGTGCGGCGCCGCCCGGAGCAGCTTCTGGGCCGGGGGCTGCGCCCATCAGGGCCGCCATCGGGTTGCCTGCACCCGGGTCGGGCGGCGGCGCTTGATCCGGGGGGGCGCCGCCCTGAGCCATGAGGTCCATCATCGACATGCGCTTGCCTCCTGGAAGGTTTTGCGGGTGATGCTACGCCCTGGAACGGATAGGGTCAGGCCCGCCCTGTCGGGCCACCCTCCCGATAGGGGTTCTGGCGGGGGCCAGGGTAGTTGTTCTCCAGTCCGTAGACCCAGCCGCCGGTCTGCGGCGCCTTGTCCTTGCCGATGAAGAGGTTGCCCTCGACGCCGGGGTGCCCGCCCCAGCCGAGCGCGTTGCCGAACGCGGGCGGCTCCCTCCCGGGCGGCGGGTAGAAGCCGGGGTTCAGGGGCGCGAAGAGGCGCGTGTGCGGGGTCATCCAGCCGGGTGGCAGCGGCCACGGGTTGAGGCGCGGGTCGAAGCGCGGGTTGATCGGCGCGGGCGGGCGCGGCCTCGATCTGCGCTTCGGCGGGGGCACGGCCTGATTCTGCCCCTAGCGGCGGAGGTCGTGGCGGCGCTTGGCCGGGGAGGGGGCGCCGTCGATCCCGATCTGGCGCCAGCGCTCCTTCTTCTCTTTGCGCCGCTGTTTCGCGTTGGGGTGGTAGCCGCGCAGCGAGTAGAGGTGCAGGGCGAGGCAGGCAGCCATGACGCGGTCGTCGTTGCAGCCGTCCTGGGCGCGGGGCGAGGGGTTGGACTTGGCGCGGACGAAGGTGCGGGCCTCGGAGACGAGGCCCGGTGGCATCCAGTGGAGGCTGCGCTCGCGGATCGCGGAGCCGAGCGCGGAGATGATCTGCGGCCTGGTCTTGGTGTTGATGGGGAAGCCCCACTGGCTCGTCTCGGGCGCATCGAGCTTGGTCTGCTCGCGGTGGCGGTAGAGGCGCCGGTAGGCGGGCCTGCCCCTGTCGGTGGAGCGCAGGTTGATGATCACCGGCTCGCCGTAGCCGCCGCCCATCTCGACGGCGAGCAGCGCGTCGTTGTAGTAGCGGCCCAGGTAGTAGAGGTCGGTGCCGAACAGGTCGGGGTCGATGGAGGCGTGGTATTCGGCAACGAGTTCCATGTTGGTGAAGTCGATCACGTAGGCGGCGCTGAAGTCGGCTGCCCGCCCCGTGGCTACGTCCGCCCCGATTCCGTACTGCCTTTCCGGCACGGGTTCCCGGTAGATCCTGATCGGCCCGTTGACGGTCTTCTCCACCTTGGCCCGCCCGATTTTCTCGATGATTCTCATCCGGTAGAGCGGGATGACGGCGTCGGGGGAGCGGTTGTGTTTCGCGTAGCTATTGATCGCCTCCACGTCGAACCATGTCTCCCCGGTGTTGATGAACGCATCGTCGGGATCGGTCGGGTATTGCTCGGCCCTGTCGTTGGGGGGGAGCGCGTTGGCCTTGGTGTCGTACCAGTTCTGATCTCTGAGCGGATGCAGGTTCCAGGGCAGGAAGTTGGCGTTGATCCCGAGCGTCTCCGCGTTGACGTACAGATAGTGGAAATAGTTGCCCTCCCCCGTGTTGGGGTTGGAGACGCCGTTGGCGGTGGAGATGACGATCACCCGCCCGCCGCCGTCGATGGTGGGGAAGGTCGACTTCCAGGTGGGCTGCGCATACTCCTGGCGTGAGTATTCGTCCAGGATCACAAGCGTGGCCGTCTCCCCGTGCCCTGCGGTGGCGGTGGCGGGCATGGCGAGGATGGAGGAGACGGTTCCGTCCGGGTCGCCCCACTGAATCTCCGTGGTGGGGCGGATCCCCCGGGAGGGCTTGACGACCTGCCTGCCGTTTCGCAGGTGCTCGGGCACGCTGCGCCACATGTCCCAGATGCGGTTGACGACCTTGACCGCCTCCACCTCGTTGATGGAGATGATCAGGATCCTCGCCCCGGGCTGGTAGAGCGCATACCAGAGCGCCAGCCCGGCGGCGAGCCAGGTCACCCCGATCTGCCGCGCCTTCAACTCCAGCGAACGGTCGTGCTCCAGCCAGCCGTCGAGCACGCCGCGCTGCCAGTACCAGCCCGAGTCGGGGTCGTTCAGGTGGAAGCGGAACTTCTCGCCGGTCTTGGCGTCGAGGCAGGTGACGCGGTCGAGCAGGTGGGAGGGGTGCGTGGCGGCGTCGCGGCGCTCGATCTCCATCTCCAGCAGGCGCAGGTTGACGACCCTCTCGATCTCCGACAGGGAGGTGACGGCGGTGCTCACCTTCGCTCCTAGGAGGAGCCGGACGTGATGTAGCCGAAGATGCCGCCGTTGAAGTCGGCGGGGGCTGCGAGCACGATGTCGAAGTCGGGGTCGCCCATCAGCACGCCCGGTTCGAAACTGGCGTCGATGCGCCCGTTCGCGGGCAGGATCCCGAGGGGCAGCGCACCGGGGCCGAGGTTGATCGTGACCGCCCCCCCGGTGACCGAGGAGCCGTGGATGTCGGTGATGACGCCGCGCTGCCCGGTGGGGACGACGAGCGTCTGGGGGCCGGTGCCCGCCTTGGCGGCGGGGCCTTGTGCGTCTTCGGCTGGCTTGAACGTCACGGTTCCTCCTAGTCCTTGATGCAGGTGAGTAGCGTGGTGGGGCCTTTGCCCTGCTGGACGAAGACGGCCTCCCCGAATGTGCTGCCCTGTGGGCAATTCCCCACACCGCCGGGGCCGGGTGGGCCTTCCGGGCCGGGTGGCCCCGCTGGCCCCTGCGGCCCGGTGGCGCCGGTGCCCACCTCGATGGTGACGGTGCGGGAAGGGTCGGCACTTGTGGTGCCGAGCGCGGCGGCGCCGAGGCCCCCGGAGACGGCGGCGAGGGCGAGTCCGGCCGCGAGCAGCAGGCCGGGGGAGGCTTTCACGCGAGCTTCTCCATGCGCTCGTTGTGCAGGGCGAGCGCCGTCTGCTCGGCCTCCTCACGGGCCTGCTTGAGGCGGTCGAGGCAGTTCTCCTCCGCCGTCTTCATCGCGTTCGACTTGGTGCGGCGAAGCGCCGCCCAGCCTGCGAGCAGACCGGCGATCGCGGTGACGAGCGCGGCCACGGCGAGGATGACATCGGGCCAGTAGGCGACGGCGACAGGCACATCGCCTCCGATGTTACGCCGCAGGCCGGGCAGATCCTCCGCAGCCGGGGCAGGTGTGCCCGTCCCGGTGCCGCTCGCGCCAGTGGCAGGTGGCGGCGAAGGGGACGCCGACGTGACCGTCGCAGTAGGCGTCCACGGCCTTGCGCACCATCTCGGAGACGGTCATGCCGCGCTCGTAGGCGCGATGCTCCCAGAGCAGGTGCTCCCGCTCGTCCTGGCGAATCACCAGTTGCCTGTCGCGTGACATATCCGTCCGGCCGTCAGGGTAGAAGGAGGCGATGACTCTCAGTCTCGGTGACATCTGCCTGTTCCTGATCGCGCTCGCGCTCTGGCTGATCTTCCTGTTTGGCACCGGCACGGTCAGCTAGCTCCGCCGTCAGGGTCGCACCGCACACACACGGCGTCGCCCAGGTGGCGACGGGGCGGGGCCGTCCGCACTCCAGGCAGAGCCAGCGCGGTGCGCTCACTCTGTCTCCGGTGAACCATCAGGAACGCCGGGGGCGGTGCTCGCCTCTCCGAAGCCTTGGAGGTGCGCTGTGGGACTCGGGTTGAAATCGTCGTCATGCGGTGCTGCTCGTTCTCCGGGTGGGGGCGACACGCTCACGGAGCCGGAGGCGGGCAGTGTGGATGCCGTATGGGCCTCCGGCTCCGTCAGCGGCGCTCCGGGTGGGGGCGACGACACGACGAGCGCGGCGTCAGCCAACTCCCCGATGGCTTTAGCTTTCGCTCGTTTAGCTGAACCTAGAGTTGCCTCCAAGGCTCCGGCCCAGGTTCGCATTTCTGAAAGCGCTTCGCGTAGCCGTGTTACGTCTTCCCGGACAGCCACCAACTCGCGGCACCGTTCGTCGTAGGCACGCTGCCACCGCTGCGCCTCCTCGATGAGCGCCAGGCCGCTTTCCCTCGTCAGCCGCTCGTCGCGTTCCTGTTGCAGCGTCGCCACAACGGACAGAAGCCCGGGGATCGCAAGCAGCACGTCCACTGCCTCCTCGGCCTCCTCGGGCGTGAACGGACGCAACGAGCACGCGGCGGACAGACGGTTCGCCTGCTCGGCCAGCGCTTGTGCTTCGGGTACGGCTACGTCGTTCGGGGTCTTCTTCACAAGGCCCTCAAAAGCTGGATCGTCCAGACGATGCCGACGATGCCGACACCGAGCGCAAGCAGGTCGTGGCCGCCTCCCCGGAGCAGCACGGCGAGTCCGAGCAACGCGAGCCAACTCACAGGTCGCTCACGGTCTTGTCGAGCGCCTCGCGGCTGACCTCGGCTGCGATCTCCTTCGCCTCGGTGAGATCACGTTGCATGACGCCAAGCGCGGCGATGATGTCGGGTGCTTGCCCGTCGAGCAGTCGTCGTGCTCTGACCTCGATCTCCGAGATCAGGTAGCCGAAGCGCATGGCCCGCTCGTCAGGCATGGAGGCGCTGAAGCTCCTCGGTGATCTGAATCTCCGACAGTGTTGCCCCCTTGGAGATCAACGCCCACCTGACGGCGTCGAAGACCTGGGCCTTGTCCTTGCCGAAGGTGTCGACGTGCTCAACCATCCTTCCGACCTTGACGGTGATCACGTCGCCCGACTTCGCGAGCCTGATGTTCATCTAGGCACGTCTGGCGAAGTAGATGATCAGCAGGATCAGCAGGATGATTACGAGAATGCCAACGAGTCCGTAGCCCATCTCGGCCTCCGTTCATGTGAGCGGGTGGATGCGGTTGCTGGTGCCGTAGGCGAGCGCCTCTACGAAGGCGCCGCTCACGCGCAGGGCTGCTGCGCAGAGCGGGCAGTCGAAGCGCTGCGCCTGGGAGGGGCGCTCCAGGCAGAGCAAAGTCCAGCACTCCGGACAGGCGGACACCGCCACATCAGCCCCCTGGCGCTCGATCATCGACAGTTCGCTCACCTCCTCTTCGCCTTCTGCTCGCGCTCCGCCTTGAAACGGGCGGTGACCCCCGCCGTATTCGCAGTCCGGGCCTTCTCGGCCAGGGCGGTCTTGTGCAGGGCGGAACTCCTGAACTCGTCCAGGCCCCAGGTGGAGATCAGGATTCGCGCCGTCGCCTCGTCGGCAGCCCGGTGCGGGGGGTGGCCCCAGATCGCGGCCACGTCCGGGGGCAGGGGGCCGTGGAAGAATTCCTGCCCGCCCGAGTTCAAGGCGATCCAGTCCGCCACCGTCTTGGAGAGCACATGGCCCTCCTGTTCGGGAGGCTCCTCGTCCGGGTCGGCGTCCCTGGGCGGGGGCGGAGGAGGCGTCGGCGGGGGGATCGGATCCGGGAAGCCGACATGCACCCCGACCTCCTCCCCCAGTGCCGCAAGCTCCTCGTTGGAGAGGCCCGCCAGAGGACGCCCCGGGTCGGGTCGAGACTTGAACGGATCGAACTTCTCACCCATGCTTCACCACCTTCTGCCCCTCATGGTGCTCCACATACATGACGATCAGATTCGCCACCTCCGCCTGGATCGACGTGTCCTGGTCGAACACGACCTGACGCAAGCGACGGTGCAGATCCGGGGGGATCCGAACCGTCACCTTCGCCACCCCACTCTCAGTCGGCATGACGGCAGTATGGCACATGGCATGACGGCATGATGGTGGGGGCATTTTCGTGTGGGGGTGGGGTGCGGGACACGGGCGCAGCCGCCCCGCGCCACGCGCCGGGGGGGTGGTACCCGGCTCGCGCTCGCCCTGCGGATCGGGCTGTCCGGCCTGGCCGGATCGAGGTCGGCCAGAACGGCCTCGTTTGGCTCTGTTGAGCCATCTACGAGGCTGTCTGCGGGGCGCTGCGGAGGCGTGTGGGGAGGGCAGGATCGGCCCTGTGCAGCACCCCCGAGGCTGGGCCTGACCCGCTGCCCCGAGCGTGGCCCGGGCGCCACCCCACGCCTCACCCCAGCCTGTCTGTACGCCCTGCTCCGCCTGTCCGGTTTGGCTTCAGGCTCCGACCCTCTACTGGCTTCGTGCCCAAGCGCAGGAAGGCGCCCCGAGGGGGTTCGTCAGGCGCCCCCGGCGGCCTGGCGCAGGGCGTCCCTGGCGGCCAGCAGCGCCGTGTACTCCATGCCCTCGATCTCCTCCACGCTCCCGGGCAGCGTCACCTCCACGCTCTCCTTCGGGCGCCCGAGCGCCTGATCGAGCCAGGGCAGCAGCGCCGTCCTCGCCGCCCTGCGTGTCGCCGCCGGTGCGTCCAGGTCGAGCGCATCGTCCAGGATCGCCCCCACCACGCTGCGCACGTCGCTCGCCCGCTCCGTGAACACCTGGGCGACGATGGCCCTCGTCCCCAGGCGCGAGATCGCGTCAAGCTCGCGGGCACGCTCCTTGCTCGCCCGGATCGCCGCGCCCTTCGCTCGCCCCCCGACTGCGGGGTCGGCCATGCCCGCATGGAAGGCGCAGCGAGCAAGGCCCGTGACCGCGTAGGCGCCGCACCGGCCGCCGCCCTGCTTCACGTCCACGCACTGGCGCTTCCCGTCCGGCCGCAGCGCCGGATCCTCCGCCGACTGATCCACCGACGGATGCCAGCCCCGGCCGCCCTCGATGATCGTCAAATCGGCCACTGGAGCCGATTCTACGCCCCGCAGCAGACGGGCGCCAGCCAGCAGGCCCAAACACGAAAAACCCGCAAATTGCGACATTCTTGTTCTCCGTCACTCCGTTTCACCCTTGCGGTGTGCCGCCGTGTCGGTAACGTGGCCCCTGCCAGCCGGGAAGCACCGCCCAACGTGAAGGGCGCTCTGCTCCCGGGGAAGCCGGAGGAAAGGCCCGCGAAGTCCGCCAGCCGAGTACCCGCCTACATGCCAGCCTCCCCCTGCGGGGGGCGTGGCGCCGAAGCGGTGTTGAGCCGCGTCCGACCGAGGTCGGGGTAGGCGCTGCGTCCTACGGGGTCGATGAGAGCCTCCCGGCCAATGCGAGCCGGGCAACTACCTCCTCCTTCACACGTCGTCCGCCTTAGCCTCTGATGACCGGGACACCGGATTCGACGCAGCCCATCGCGTCGTCTGGCCCTGGGGCGGATCCAACGACGGGTTACAGGGCCGAAGAGCGGGGGAAGCCGGGGCCGCATGGGCCTCGGTGAGCTTCTCCTCCGTCCCCAGGTCGCCACTCTGGCGATCACACCCACGAAGGAGGAACACCATGAGCAAGTTCCAGGTCACCATCGAGTTCTCGCTCTCGACCAGCGTCGAGTGCGACGGCATCCGCTTCGACACGCCCGAGGGCGCCGAGGACTTCATCGACAACTCGTACTTCTCCAGCAACGAAGTCGAGTGCGACGGCGGCGAGATCAACTACGTGATCGAGGCCGAGGACGAGGACGCGGCCGAGGACTCGGCCAGAGATGTCGTCTACGACAGCATGGAGGTCGAGGACTACAACGGCACCACCTGGCTCGTCAGCAGCGTGAGCATCTCGGTCGAGAAGATCGAGGAGCCGATGACGTTCGACCGCGCCGTCGAGATCCTCTCGGCCCTGGTCGACAACGCGGCCGACGAGGACGCCGTCGAGGCGCTCGACTTCCTGCTGGCCCACATCAAGGGCCTGACCGAGACGGCCGAGCAGGCGAAGGCCGCCTCGCTCGCCGCCCAGGAGAACGCACGGGTCGCCCAGGCCGCCGCACGGGCCTGCCAGGAGGGCATCGACGCCCTCACCGCCACCGTCACGAACACCGCCACCGAGGCGTAGAAGAGGAGGGGGGCTTCGGCCCCCTTCTCCAGGCCCCTCACGCGAGGGGACTCACCCACGAAGGAGGCACCATGCAGCGCAAGGAACTCTTCACCATCGGCAACCTGCACACGGGCGACGTGTACGCGGTCGAGGCCGTCAAGCCGTTCGGCAGCATCGAGATCCACGGCCCCTTCAACGGTGAGAACGCGGCCAACACCTACGCCCACGACCTCGCCAAGGAAGACCGCAACTACGACCGGATCGAGGTCGTCATCCTCGACCTGAGGATCTCCCCCGACACCAAGCGCATCGTCCGCGACGAGAACAGCCAGGTCGGCTACTCCTACGCGGTCTGAGGAGGGGGGCTTCGGCCCCCTCTCCAGGCTCCCTCAGTCGAGGGAGACACACCCACGAAGGAGCACACCATGACCAAGGCAGAATCCCGCGTCTTCGCCAGCAAGCTCTGGCGCAACGCGCAGCCCGAGACGGCCAGCAAGCACGACGGTTCGCCCTACTTCATCCGCGTCTACGAGCGGGTCATCTCCACCCCGAGCGGCTCCCTGAGCGCCGCCACGCACCGCCTCGCCTGCGACTCCTACTACGGCGACTCCAAGCTCTCCCGCTGGGACCTCAACCTCCAGCGCTGGATCGACCTCGGCAACATCGAGATGAGCTACGACGGCCCACTGCTCAGCGGGCTGCTCTAGCCGGGAGGGCGCCGACGCGCCCCTCCAGGCCCCCTCACACCGAGGGGCCGACACCCACGAAGGAGACAGACCATGCATCGCGAGTTCCCTTGCATCCTGCTGCCCCAGGGCGGCTACTGCTACGGCGTCGAGGCCCACTCGGCCAACCCGTTCGTTGAACTGCACGGCGGCTTCAAGACCGTCACCGACGCGGCGGCCTACCGCGACAAGCTGCTGGCCGAGTACAGCGACTACACCAGCGTCAAGGTCGTGAAGATCGAGACGCCTGCTGCCTAGAGCCAGGGGAGGGGCCACACCGGCCCCGCTCCAGTACCCACCCACGAAGGAGAAGCCATGTCTGAACGCATCACCATCACCGATGTCCGCGAGCGGGCCATCAACCTGAACCGGCGGATCGTGAGCACGGGGCGCCACGTCCAGGCCCAGCAGCGCAACGGCTACGTCGCCCTGGACGAGTACCAGGGCGCGGCCTGCATCCGCACGATCACGGTCGGCACGAAGCGCGAGGTGGCCGACTTCCTGTACGCGATGATGGTCGGGATCGACCTCTCGCGCTCCAACCCCATCACCTAGAGGAGGGCGCTGCGGCGCCCCTCCAGGCCCCGGGATTCACCCGGGACACCACCCACGAAGGAGGAAGACATGAGCAACTACGACACCCCCGAGTACCCGGACTTCAGCGTCTGCGACGACGAGGCCGAGGGCACGTTCCACGCGGAGCTTCAGCGCATCATCGAGCACGCCGAGGGCACTCCGCTCGCCGCGCTCGTCCCTCAGGCCCAGACGCTGCTCGCGCTGCCCGAGGAGAGCGTGGCGGCGCTGGTCGCCGCCGCGCAGTCGATGGTCGGAGCCGCGAGCTTCGGCCGCTAGGGGAGGGGGGCCGCGAAGGCCCCCGCTCCAGGCCCGGGGACACCCCGGGTCACACCCACGAAGGAGGATCGAAGATGAGTCTCAACTGGGACACCAAGAACGTGAAGAACGGCGCCGAGGTGTGCTTCCTCACGGCGACCGAGGACGCGCCCACGCAGGGCATCACGAAGGGCGACAGGGTGCTCAACCCGGCCACCTCGGCGCTGATCTGGCACTCGCTCTCGACCGGCATCGGAACGATCACCGAGGAGAACGCCGCCGAGGTGTACGCCCGCATCAGCCTGGTCGAGAAGCTGCACGGGGCCTCGCTGATGACCGGCCAGGGCGACCCCCGGCCGATCACGGCCGAGGACGTGGCCGCCCACGTCGGCCTGTACACGAACGCCAGCTTCAAGATCGAGAGCCGTGCGAGCTTCCTGAAGCGCCACGCCGCCAGCTTCCTGGACGACAGCAAGCGCATCTACGAGCGCAGCACGGCGCCGGTCACGGCGTAAGAGGAGGGGGGCCGCGAGGCCCTCCAGGCACCCAGGGGAGGGAGGCCACGTTCGACGCTCCGGGTCGCACCGCCAACGGGTAACGCTCTGTTGCGCTATGCCCAGGCGCCGCGCCGGACTCGTCCCGCCTCCCTGCCCCTGGGGCCGACCTCACCCACACCCACGAAGGAGATCACCATGAGCTTCCTGCCCGAGAGCTTCACCGCCGCGCACGTCGCCAACCCCGCCAACGACCCGGCCTCCACCTGGGCGCCGGTCAAGGACATGCCCGAGGGCAACGTCGACTGCGACGGCTGCCGGGGCGACGGCGTCTACTACGGCCGTGGCAGCGTCGTCAACGGCGTCTTCCAGGGCTTCACCGGCACCTGCTTCCGCTGCGGCGGCAAGGGGTCGCAGACCCCCGCCGACGTGAAGCGCAACGACTACTACGACAACCGCGTCCGGCGCTACAACGTCGGCTCGTAGGGGAGGGGGCTTCGGCCCCTCCTCCAGGCCCTCCGCTGGAGGGTCACACCCACGAAGGAGGTAGACCATGACGAAGATCACCATCTCACTCCCGCCCACGCAGTTCGATGCTCTTCGCAAGGCCGTCGAGTTCGCCAAGTCCAACGCCGAGTCGGTGGCGAAGGACAGTTCGACCGACGTGAAGCTGCGCTCCGAGGCCCGCACCGAGGCCATCCTGCTCAGCGATGTCCTGATGTCGCTGAACACCTAAGAGGGAGGGCGCTCAGGCGCCCCCTCCAGGCCCTCCCGACGGGAGGGTTCACCCACGAAGGAGGAAGACCATGACCGTGATCGAGATCGAGTATCGCGACTACGGCGCCCAGGGCGAATACGGCCTCTGGGGCAAGACGGTGGCCCGCAGCATCGTGCGCGGCTGGACACCGGAGCAGATCGCCGTCGAGGTGGCCGAGATGCTGGCCGAGCTTGGCTCGCACATCGCCCCGGTCGTCATCGAGGAAGTGGGACCGACCACCTGAGGGGAGGGGCGCTCGCGAGCGCCCCCTCCAGGCCCAGGGAACCTGGGTCACACCCACGAAGGAGGTACCACTTTGTCCAACATCAACAAGCGTGGACACTGCGACTGGTGCGGCAATCTTCGCCGTCTCGATGCCTGTACCGGCGGCTGGTATTGCCGTCAGTGTCAAGACCCCACCGGCCATCGCAACCGCCGGTTCGTGGCCGCGCTCGTTCTCCTGGTGGTCGCCTACGCGGCGGCTGTCGTGACGACCTGGATGGTCGGCAACAGCGTGGCGGTGTTCGTCATCCTGCCGCTCTACGCCATCCTGCTCGCGGTCTTCTACGGCCCGTTCGGGTGGTCGATCAACGGCAGCGTCGGCTACACCCGCTCCAGCGTCGAGGCCACGCCCACCGACGAGCACGGGCGGCACTGATGGCCGAGAAGCTGACGGCCCTGGAGTTGGCGGCGCTCGCCGCCTGGAAGACCTGGGGCAGCGAGTGGGCCATGACCACGGCCTGCGCGGGCTGCGGGGAGATGAAGCCCTGCCGGGGCAAGCGGCGCAGCAAGCTTCTCTGCATCGACTGCTTCGACCAGGGCAAGCGCTAAGGGGAGGCGGGGCTTCGGCTCCGCCCTCCAGGCCCGGGCACCGCCCGGGTTCACCCACGAAGGAGGTACGGCATGAGCATTGCAACCGGAACGCTGGCCTGGACGGTCAGCCGCGACGACAAGCAGACGATCACGGTCGAGGTGCGCGAGCAGACTCAGAACCTCCTCGTCGGCTTCGTCCAGATCGCGCTCGTCCCCACGGGGGCAGCGGTGGTCGGCACGAACGGCGCCGACGACAGCGAGGCGGACGGCGAGATCATCCTCAACGCCGAGGCGCCATCGTGAGCGGCGCCTTCGGCCTCGGCAGCGACGAGCAGTGGGTCGAGTGGTCGCGGTCGATGTTCACCGCGCTCCGCGTCGGCGGCGTCTGGGGCGTCCCGCGCTCCGGGCTGGTCTTCACCCGCATGGGCGAGAAGACGCTGGCGCTCACCAGCGTGATGCCGCACGACCCGGCCATGCCGCTGACGCCCCGGCAGTTGTTCGAACAGCAGGCCGGTGACTTCCAGGCGATCCAGCGCTACATGAAGAAGGCCGGGATCACCACCTACGACACCACGGACACGTTTGAGCACGACTGAGAGGAGGAGCGTATCGCCGTCACGGTGGTACGCTCCCTCCAGGCCCAGCACTCGCTGGGATCACCCATGAAGGAGGAAGACCATGAGAACGATGGAGAACATCGAGCAGCTTCTTGCGCGGATCGTCGCGGAGGACGCTCGCAAGCACGACGTGATCGCGGACACGCGCAAGATGTCCGTCGTCACGCCCGAGACGGGCGACGAGGACTTGAGCATCCGGCTCCTGCTCGACGGGCTGGAGGGCATGGACGAGTACGTGATGACCGACTACGCCCTCGGGCAGGTCAGCACCGACCTGGGCATCCCCAAGCGCTACTTCGACCGCATGCGGGACGACGCGCCCGACCTGTTCAAGACCAACCTGCACCACTGGATGTACTCCGACCCGAAGGCCCGCATGGTGCGCGGCCTCACCAACCCGGACGGCCCCATGACCGGCCGCGCCTGGATGAGCGACAAGTTCCGGCGGCTCGACAACATGGAGATCGCCCGGACGCTGCTGCCGGAGTTCGACAACCTCGGCACCGACGTGGAGTTCCACCAGGCCGCGATCACCGAGTCGAAGCTCTACATCCGGGCCACGTTCCCGGCCATCGAGCGGGACGTGAAGAAGGTCGGTGACACGGTGCGCTGGGGCGTCGAGATCAAGAACTCCGAGATCGGCGCGGGGTCGCTGACGATCAGCGGCTTCATGCTCGTCCTGGTCTGCACCAACGGCATGACCACCACCAAGGCGCTCAACGCCCGCCACGTCGGCAAGCGTGAGGGCGAGGGCATCCTGTCGAACGAGGCGCTCGCCGCCGACGACGTGGCCTTCTGGCTCGCCGCCCGCGACACGCTTCGCCACACCTGCTCCGAGACGACGTTCGCGGAGATCTGCGACCGCCTCGACGGCCTCTCGGAGGTCCAGGTCGTCTCGCCCGTCGCCGCCACGAAGGTGCTGGCGACGGAGTACGGCCTCACCGACGAGGAGCAGGAGGCCGTGATGCTGTCGCTGGCCGCCGACCCGAACGGGATCGGCAAGGGCCAGTGGGGCGCACTCAACGCCATCACGGCGGTGGCCCAGACGGTCGAGAGCTTCGACCGGCAGGCCGACCTGGAGGGCATCGGCTGGCAGGTCGCCAACATGACCGACCGGGCCTGGGAGAAGGTCGCCCTGACCGTCAAGTAGCAGGGGAGGTGGGGAGTCCTTCGGGACTCCCTGCCGCTCCAGGCTCCCCGCGAGGGGAGTGAACCCACGAAGGAGGTAGAGATGAAGATCGCCTACACCGACGAGTTCGTTCGGATCGGCAGGGACTCAATCAAGCGGGGCTTCAACCGGCTCCTCCCGGACGAGTTCCTCGACTCGCTCGACCCGGACGGCGTCCACATCCTCACGTTCAACATGCCGCACGAACACATCGCCGGTCAGCGGGTCGAGCCACACGTCAGGACGATGTGGCTGGCGAAGGTGAGCGGCCAGGAGAAGGGCGTCGATGTGACGCTCGACATGACGCTCGACAACTTCAACGCGCTCTCGTCCGTCCGCAAGACCGACGACGGAAGCTACGAGGTGGAGATCGGGGCGCACGGCATCGGCCGCAAGCGCTAGCAGGGGAGGGGGCGGGCCTTGCGGCGCCTGCCCCTCTCCAGGCTCCCCAGCAGGGGAGTCCACCCACGAAGGAGGCAAGCATGCAACGACAGAACTGGGAGACGGCCCTGTCGGCCCAGAGCGAGGTGCTGGCGCTGATGACATCCGCCACGGGCAAGCAGTACGAGCGTTTCTGGCTGTTCGACCGGGCCAGGAAGTACGGCAGCGGGGCAGCCCAGCCCTCCGCGATGGCCTTCGCCACGATGGTCGATGACCTGATCGTGGCGGAGCCGCTCTACGTCGCCCCGGAGATGCACCACCTCGTCCTGGACGCGATGCAGAGCTTCGACGCCAGGGAGCCGCTGCACGAAGAGGACGTGCTCTTCCGCTGCGGGTTCGCCTACCTGTCGGAGCCGTTCCTCGGCCCCGACATGGCCGGGAAGACGGCCGCGTTCCGGGCGATCCACTGGCGCATGGGGATCGTGGACCTGCCCGAGAGCTTCGCCACGGCCAACGGCGGCGAGGCAGGCCCGACGATGTGCCTGACGATCACGCTCTGGTCGAACACGGGCGACAAGGACGACTACAGCGAGGTCTGGAACGCGGGCGTCCCCGGCCCCTGGGGCGTCCTGCACGCCACGACGATGCCGCTCGCGTTCGCCAACCAACTCGCCCACACCCGGGGCGAGGGAGACAGGAACGCCGACTGGATCACCTACCTGCGTGTCCTGCACCGCCTGATGGCGGAGAGGATCGTCGCCAAGGCGCGGCAGCGCACCTCGCGGCCGGTGTGGCGCGAGGCGAAGCGGCGAGGGATGCCGGAGGTGAAGGACGTGATCGTGGTGGAGCTTCGCCGCGTCACGACCAAGCACGACGGCGAGCCGGGCGAGGCGCACTACTCGCACCGCTTCATGGTGCGGGGCCACTGGCGTGACCAGTGGTACCCGTCGCTTGGGATCCACCGCCAGAAGTGGATCTCGCCCTACATCAAGGGGCCGGACGACGCTGCCTTCATGGAGAAGGAGCGTGTATGGATTTGGGACAGGTAGCCAAGCGCTTGCTGCGGAACCGCACCCTCGATGGTGAGTGCTGGATCTGGACAGGAGCACTCGACACTCATGGCTACGGACACGTCAAGATCGACGGTCGCCTCAGGCTCGTTCATCGACTCGCCTACGAGATCTGGATTGGTGAAGCCGAACTTGTCCATCACGCCTGCGAGCGTCGAACCTGCTTCAACCCGACGCACCTGCTCGCGGTAACACGACGCGAGCATGTCCGGCTGCACCGCTGGCCGGACGGTCGCTGCTCACGCAGCCACGACATCACGCTGCCCGAAAACCTGAAGGCCAGGAAGAACGGGACAGTCGTGTGTCGGCTCTGCGCGAACCAGCGTGACCGGGAGTACCTGGCCCGGAAGCGCACTCGATAACCCACGAAAGGAGAGAACATGGATCAGCACGGCAACCACGGCAAGGGGGTCAAGCGCGGCCCCTACGGCACGAACGTCGGGGACACCTGGATGGCCCCCGACAGCGAGATACAGAGGAGGCTCGACGCCGACGGCGACGGGCTACGGCTCTGCATCTTCATCACCGACGACGGCGAGGAGGCCGTGTACACGACCTCCGACCCGGAGATGATCGCGGAGGCGGAGCGGGGCCATGAGCTTTACATGGCCGCGCTCGCAGCCCGGAACTAGGAGAGGAGAATCATGGATCAGGCAACACTCGACGCCCTGGTGGGGCGCCGCGAACTGGAGTACATCCTCTCGCTTCGACCCACCAGGCTGAACGAGATCATGCGGACGCCGGAGCAGCACTTCCCGGCGCCCGTGAAGGTGCTGGAGGACGGCACCCGGCTGTGGAACGCAGAGGAGATCCGCGCCTGGGGAGAGGCGAGGGCGGCGTAATGGCTACCCGCCAGAAGGTCGTGCCCGTCACGCTCAACTCGGAGGACATCGACGCGCTCATCAGCGCCGTCGCGTACACGCTGGCGCATGAGATCAAGACCGGCCAGCACAAGAGGCGGGTGAGGCTCTACGGCCTGCGCCGCCGCCTGCACCACGCCAGGCTGGAACTGGAGAAGTAGCCCGGGGGAGGTAGTTGCCCGCCTAGCCGAAGGACGATATTCCCGCAAGGAATACCGTCCTTCCCCCCCGACCGAGGCCCCCTGCTCACGCGGGGGGCTTTCGTCGTTTCCACGGGAAAACGAAGAGGCCCCCGAAGGAGCCTCTGTCGTCTACCTACAGACCCACCTGTCAGGAGAAGGTGGTAGGTTCGCCCCTTGACGATAAAGAAGAACCTGGACGAAGCCTAACGCATCCGCCCCCTACATCTCCAGCGAGAGTCGAGTCGAGGCTCCGCGAAGCGGCAGGATCGCCCTACAAGGGACACGGCAGGGGCGTGAGGCGAAGGAGGATGTGGCGAGAGCGGAGCCAGCGGGCCACCGCCGACTGCCCTCCAGACCAAGAGGGGCTTCGCAGAATAAGCGAGTGGGATCCGCCTCAAGACCTCGGACGCTGAGAGCTATGCACTCCGATCCGGCATCCCTATCAGGGAAAGAAACAGCACCGCCTCAGAGCGACGGCCCGCGTTAGCAGCGCGGGCCGTCTGACAGTAGGCCAATCCCGACTGCCTCCTGCTGGACACCCTATCTCTATCTCCCGCCGAGAACGAGCGCGGCGAGAACCGCGACGACGAGCGTGGCGATGAGCAGCTTGGCGGTGAGTCTGCTGGCGATCCGCAGACCGTAACACCCAGCACAGATGGGCAGCGGGGCTAGCGCACCGTCCGGTGCTGGCAGTAGGATGGAGGAATGGCGCATACACCATCTCCGCGTGGGTTCCCGACGAGGCTGCGCAAGCTCCGCAGGCAGCACGGCTACACGCAGAGGGCGCTCGCGGACATCGTCGGCGTCCACTACCGCACCATCGGGTTCTGGGAGACGGGCAGGAGCCTGCCCAATCCCGGCGACCCGATCATCAAGACCGCCGCTGCTCTCGGCACGACGGTCGGCTACCTACTGACAGGAAGGAACCGATGAGCTACCAGGAACAGGGGGGCGGCAGCGAGAGCGTTGTCGTCAACGGCACCGTCGAGGGTGTCGAGATCAAGCCGAACGGCCGCTTCGTGGTCAAGGTCAGGGAGTTCGGCTCGACCGGCCAGTACGCGCTCAACCTGAACACGAAGGAGCAGGGCCTCGCCCAGCAGATGATGGGCGCCATCGGCCAGAGCTTCTCCTTCGTCTGCGGCCTCTCCCACTGGACGAACCAGACGGGCCAGCCGGTCACGTCGAAGTGGATCAACGGCGTGGCGCCGATGCAGGGCCAGCCGCAGATGCAGCAGCAACCGCAGCAGCAGGGCTGGCAGCAGCAGCCGCCCCAGCAGCAGGCCCAGGGCTGGCAGCAGCAGCCCCAACAGGGCCTCCAGCCGAACACCATCGGCGGCATGGGGCAGCCCGCCCTGAACCAGGGCAGCCCTCCGCCTCCCCCGCCCCAGCCGCAGGAGGTCACCGACGACGCCTTCATCCGCCGCGTCTCCTTCCTGGCGGCGCTGGAGCCTGCCGTCAAGATGCTCGCCTACCTGCCCGAGGAGCAGCACGGCGTGCCCGCTCTGATCAAGATGGCGGACTTCTTCGCCAGGACGGCGATCATGCGGGGCCAGAATGGCTTCGACCTTCAGCCCCAGGCCCAGCAGCAAACCGCCCAGGTTGACGAGTACGACACCCCGCCCCCCGGCGACGAAGACTTCCCCTTCTGACCGTGACGATCCACGACTACGGCAGGCCGGAGCCACCCGAGGGCGAGCGCCTCTGGACGACCGATCAGCTACGAGAGGACTTCGAAGTCGTCGCCTTCCGTGCCCCGCACGTGCGCGTCATCCGCAGGGCGGACGGCGTCGAGGGCTGGATGGAGTTCACCCACATGCCCCGCTTTTACTTCGGCTTCGTCCCCGATGACCGCTGAGAAGCTGGTCGAGAGGATCAGGGCGAAAGGCGGGCGCCTCATCTGCCTGCCCAGCCGCATGGTGTTCTGCCTCACCACCGACGAGACGCTGCGGGAGGGGCTGATCAAGCTCGGCGGTCGCTACCACTCCTCGTCTGCCGGTGATGGAGGCCCCGGCGGCTACAAGCCCGCCCGGGACTCGGACAAGCTGGAGTGGGACATCTGGATCCACCAGATCCCCGTCGAGGGCGAGCAGACGATCTACGAGGCGGCCGGTGGGAAGCTGCCGCCGCTGCCGCCGCTACCAGACGAGCCGGACGGAAATGCTCTTCCGGCCGATAGCAAATGAGCCGGACGAAACACCACCGACCCACGGGGGACGCATGAGTTTCAACCTGGACGACTTCAACATCGAGACGGCACCACCAGCCCCCGTCGAGAAGCCCATCCCGGACTGGTGGCTGATCCCGAACCGCTCCTGGAGCGCCACCTCGCTCGCCATGTTCGCCCGCTGCCCGGAGCAGTTCCGCCACCGCTACGTGCTGGGCGAGAAGCGACGACCGGGCCAGCAGCTTGTGATGGGCGGCGCCTTCCACTCCGTCGCGGAGGCGAACTTCAGCCAGAAGATCGAGAGCCACGAAGACCTCCCGCTCGACACGCTGAACGAGATGCTGACCGACAAGCTCTGGGCAGAGCAGATCGCGGAGCAGCAGGAGTACGGCGGCGAGGTGGAGTGGGACGACAGCCAGGACGACTGCCTTGCCAACACGCTGACGATGGTCGGCAACTATCACGCGGAGGTCATGCCCCGGGTTCAGCCGCTCGCCGTCGAGGAGCAGCTAGACATCGACGTGGGCCTGCCGATCAGCCTGATTGGCTACACCGACGTGCGCACCACGAACGTGATCGTGGACATGAAGACCACGAAGACGGCGCGGCGGGAGGTGAAGCCGGACTGGCAGCTTCAGGCCCGCATCTACGGCATGGCCCGCAACCTGCCGGTGGACTTCCACATCGTCAGCCCGAAGAAGGTGATCACCCCGCTGGAGTTCCCGGCGCTCTCGGTCATCCCCACCGCTCCGCAGCAGACCTCGACGCTGGCGATGGTGCAGGAGCTTGGCCTGCGGGCGAACCGCTACATGGCGGAGTACGGGCCGTTTGAGACGTGGCCCACCTTCGGCGCGATCTACGAGCAGTACAACAAGCCGATTTGCGGCTACTGCGGCTGGGCCAACGTCTGTCCGGCCGCAGGCGCGGGCGCCGTCGTCAACGAGACAGACCTGGCCGACCAGCTTCGGGCCTCACTGGCCGCGCAGCAGGAGGAGAGCGATGACCGAGCGCCCGCGTGACGAGATCTGGGATGCACTGGAGGAGCGCTTCGGCCCCGTGCCCTCGCCGTCGGGGCGGGGGCTTCGCAACGCGGCGGTGCGCGAGCTACGGGAGGCCAACGCCACCCCCGAGCAGATCGGCATCGCCTTCGTGTGGTGCCAGAAGAGCTTCGGGGACACGTTCTTCACCGAGATGGCCGTGGCGAAGTACTTCGGCAGGGCGCTGTTCGAATGGAGCAAGCCCGTCGAGTCCTCGCTCTCCGTCGTCCGCAGGATGGCCGAGGATGGCTAGCTGCCCGGACTGCTACGGCGTCGGCTGGCGCGACGGCGCACCGTGCCCCGACTGCGGGGGGACGGGCACCGTGCCCGACCCGGAGATCGCCGCCCCAAGCCTCGACATCAAGCCGTCAACGAAGGCTCGCGCCACCGACCCCTGGACGGCGCACAACGCCGCCGACGCCGTCGCCAAGATGGGCAGGGCGAAGAACCAGAGGTGGCAATTGCTTCAGGTCTTCGCATCGAGCCTCGGGGAGGAGGGGCTGACCTCGGAGGAGGCGGCGACACTGGCCCCCGGCGTAAGCATCCGCTCCGAGTATTCGACCCGATGCTCCGAGCTTCAGCGGCTCGGGATGCTGCGCCCCACGGGGGGCACACGTAAGGGAGAGGCGGGGGTCGAACGCGACGTTTACATCATCACCGAGCGAGGCCGGGAGGCGATGGGATGAAGGCCGAGGAGGCAGCCACCCTGGTCGGCTTCCTCAAGTCCGCCTTCCCCTCCATGACCGAGGAGCAGATGGGGCTGTACGAGGCGAACCTCGCCTACGAGGACGCGAGGGTGGCATCCAAGGCGATCCTCGACGGGATCAAGGAGTGGAAGTTCTGCCCCAAGTACGCGGAGATCATGGAGCGGATCAGGATGATCACCCGCGCCCAGGCATCGGCCACGCCACGCCCGGCCAGGCAGCGGGCAGTACCCCCGCCCTTCTGGGTGAAGCGCTGGATCGTGGCCCGCTTCATCGCTGACCCGCCCGACCTGCGCGTCTTCCATGAGGAGGAGGGCGATTGCCCGGAGGGCTTCGTCCCGGCGGAGGGCTGGATGCCCGAGAACGCCTGGGTCGAGGAGGCGGAGTTGCTCACCCCGGAGCAGATCACGAAGGCGACGGCCTCCGCCCTGGGAGTGGGAAGATGACCTGCGCCGGGGCCGGTGGGGTGGAGGGAGCGTGCGCCGAGTCCGGCGCTCAGGCTCAGCCGACCGAGCCGAGAACGGTCAAGACGGGGCAGGAGGTTGGACTGACAGCCCCGGCGCGGAAGTCCCCGAGGATCGGAGGTCGGCCATGAGCCGCGTCCCCGGCACCTACGACAGCAGGCGGGCGAAGATCTGGCCGGGGCCGATCCCCGGCACCCACGAACCCAGCTTCACCGAGCAGCCAATCGTGGAGCAGTTCGATCTGGTCGAGCAGGCGCGTGACCTGATCCCCGGCGACTTCGAATTGCACGCCTTCACGATGGGCGAGTGCCGGATCATGCTCGGCCATGAGCCATTCGACAGCGGCGAGCTTCGCTGGCACATGACGATCTCCTGCCTCGACCGCCACCCGACCTGGGACGAGATCAAGACGGCACGCTACCGCCTGCTCGGCCCCGACCTGAACGCGGCGATGTTCCTGCCACCCGCCGCCGAGTACGTGAACGTGCCGCAGCAGGACCATGTCTTCCAAGTGTGGGAGGTCGGATCGTGACCCTCGTCAAACGCTTCTGCATCCTCGCCGTGCTCACCCTGCTGCTCGCCACCGAAGCCGACGCGAAACGCTGGCCCAAGCCACCCTCCTGGTGGCTCAACTCGCCCGGCATGAAGTGCGTCCGCAACATCGAGTCGGGCAACGGCAGGGCGAGCAGGAACCTGTACGGCATGCTCGACGGCTGGGCCGAGGCCGGTGGCCGAGGCTCGGCGTGGAACGCGAGCTACGAGGAGCAGCACTACCGCGCCTGGCTGCTCTGGAGGCGCTACGGCATGAGCGCCTGGTGCCCCTGGGACGGGTGCTGTCCGACATGACCCTGCCGCTGATCGACTCCTGGGAGATCGAGCCGGTGAAGGGCGCGGTCTACCCGGTGAACACCGTCTGCGCGAACCCGCGCTGCTCCAGCGACGCCGAGCACGGGCACCATCTCGTCCGCCGCTCCCAGATCAAGGGCGACGTGTGGTGGATCCGGCTGCCGGACATGATGGTGATCGGCAACGTGATCGGCCTCTGCGCCCCCTGCCACGCGCTCGTCACCAACCAGGGCGGCAAGGGCGGAGGGCACGGGGCGGCGATCCGCTGGCTCGACCAGGCGCTCTGGTGGTGCGACGTGCAGACGGGAAGCCACACGGGCGACATCTACTACGTGCCCGTCGCGCCCTGCTCGGCGCAGGTGCCGTTCGGGAACGACCTCGACATCTTCCGCCTCGACGCGGCGCCGACAACCTGCCCCACCTGCGGCCACACCCACCAGGCGCCGAAGAAGAAGCACCCGGCCCGCAAGCGCAAGACCTGGACGGTGCAGGTTCCCGCCGACGAGGAGGACGGCGCCCAGGTTCTCGATGACATCGTGGACGGCGTCTGCGCCGCCTTTGAGCTTGACGGCGGCGGGGCGCTGACCCGCTACCACGCGCTCGCTCGCGCCGGGGCGTTCGTGCTTGTCAACCGCACCGAGATCCCGGAGGAGGCGAAGGGATGACGCTGTCGGATTCGAATCCCAGTAAGCGGTTCCACATC